GTGCCGTCAGCACCTCTTTGCCGTCACGGTAGAACTTGCCCTCCGTGTACGTGTCACCCATGCCCACCGGCTTGTCACCGGTGTACACGGCGGAGGGAAAGAACTGCTCGTTCCGCTTGTCCATTTCGATGATGTTGATAACAACACCGTTTTCAACCAATGCGTATCTCATATCTCACGCTCCTTTTGTCAGCGTCACAGGCCCCTCTCCACTTACGATGTCGCCGAAAGAGGTCGTGCCGCCCTCGCTGCCTATCGCCACGTCGTAGGTGCCATCCAGCACCGCCGTGGCGCTTTTGCCGTCTGCTGTGGTCACTGTTGCCGCCGTGGGCTTGTCAAAGGTCGCCTGTCCGCTTTCCAGCAGCACAACGCTCCCGTCGTCCCTCATGCTGTGCCGTGCCGTGTAGCTGACCGGGAAGTACACCGTACCCCCGCTGATGCCCACTGCGATGGGTTTTCCTGTAATAGCCATGCAGCACCTCCTTACTGTTTTGTCGCGTTGCTCGCCAGCCACGCGCGGAATTCATCGGACGCTGTTGCTCCGGTGGGGAACGTTAGCACAGCGGGCTGACGGTCTTTTGTATTTTGCCATTCATTGGTGTAAAAGTCATATACTGCAAGGTACTGTTCAGTCGCATCGGTGGAACGCCAAATTCCGAAAAAGGAAGCCGTTGTAGTAGGCAGACCAACCACACGAACACCCTTTGCATTGTAGCTTGCAACCGTATAACCCGGCATGGTGAAATTCACCAGTTCTTTGATGGCGGTTGCGGGCTGATAAATCCGGTTATTCATAACCCACGTCCCAGCCAACTCCGGCAGCTCCACGCTCTCACGGAAACACATGATACCGGAACCGCCAGACGCCCCGTGAATATACTTTGTGGAAGTCACTGTTGCGCCGCCGCCACCGCCACCACCGGTGTTAGCCATACCAGCTGCTGCTGCCTGACTTCCTGTGCCGGATATCCAGCCGCCTGTACCTCCACCACCAGCACCGCCCGCAGACACTACCGCACTTTGCGCAGACATATACCGCCCACCACCGCCGCCGCCAGCGTACAGTTTACCAAAGCTTTCGCCAAATTCGCGCGTTGTGAAACCCTGTCCGTTTCCGCCAGTTGCACTCGACGGATATCCAACTTCACCATTATTTCCGTCAGAGCCGCCGGAGCCGTAATCTGAATTAGAGGAAACGCCACCACCTCCGCCGGAGCCACCCTTACCTCCCTGTACACCTGCATACACGCCGCCATTCACGGTGTAAGCACCAAAGCCAGTCACTCCACCTGGGCGGTTGGGTGCAACGCCGCCAGCTCCAATGGCCACTTCAAATGAATCATTAGCCTTAACGATAATACTTCGCACGGTTCTGGTATAACCACCGCCGCCGCCTCCGAACCCGGAAGCCTGCGCGGATGTGCTAATATAACCAGACGCGCCGCCGCCAACCATAAATAGGTCGATAACTTTCGGCTCAAGGAACACAATAGTTCCACTCGTCAGCAGCTCTACCACGCCATCTTTTCGCACCACGTAGTCCCCTGTGTAGGTAAATTTCATCTTCGGCTTACCACCGGCACAAACAGGGGAACCATAGATTGTGCTCATTTGAAAATCTCCCTTCCGTGTATCAATTCTGATACACCATCATTTTTGTCGCTTGAATTGTCATAGTGGTCGTAGGTGCCTTACCCAGAGAAGTGACTACAACAGTACCATCAGTATTTTCCACTGTCATAACGGTGACACCAGCCTCATTGAGAGCAGATATCTGTTCAGGCGAGGGCTGCAAATCATACTTGTACTTAGGGTTTTCACCTATGAGCACCGTCTGAGTAAACTCACTGGAGGACACCTCCGTCCATGTGGTAGATAGAGTGATAGACAGAAGAATGACCTTCGGCTCATAATCAGCGGGTTCAGGAGGCTCACTGGCACCTTCATAAGTGTATATAAACACCAATCTCAGAGCCATAGCCACGCTGGGAGTTCCACCAATACAAGTCACGATAATGTTACCATCTACGTTATTAGCCTGCATGAGAGTCACACCATCGTTGACAATCTGTGCGAGTTGCTCCACTGTGAGTGAGACGTCCACCCGGTAATGAGTGTCTTGACCGGTAAGAACGGTCTGTGTATAGGGGTCTTCTCCTGACCAAGAGGTGGACAGCGTAACAGTTTCTTCAAATACCTTGGGTTGATATGAAGCTACACCGACTGCTCGCTGTCCATCTGCTTGGTAGAAGACTTTGCCCTCACTAACACTCGCCGGGGTCGCCGTCGTATCGGTGACGTCCATCAATGTCTCACCGAAGTACTCTACCCGGCTGTTAGCCACTCACATCACGCTCCAATCGTTACGGTCTGACCGCCAGCAGGATTGTCGGCGTAAGAAATGGGAACACCGTTCACCACCACTTCAGTCAAGTGGTCGTAGCCTTCATCGGGCAGAACAGAGAACTGGTCTTTGGCAGGAGTAACGGTCTTCTTCTGGCCGTTCACCAGCTCACCAGCGTAGTCACCAGTGACACCGAGGATTTCAACACCGCTCTTGATGTTGCCCGCAATCAGCTTGGCAGCTTCAGTTTCGTCCAGACCAGCAGTACCGGAACCATCATGGTAGCCAGCCGGGATGGGAACGGTGACGCCCTTCTGAGTAACTTTCAGGGCAACAGCGCCCTTGTTAGGCATAGTACCAGTGACCTTCTGGCCGCCGACATACGCGGTCTTACCCAGCAGAATTTCCGCAGCAGTTGCAGTCGCATTGGAAGTATCGGAGTCGAAGGTACAAGTACCAACAACAGGAGCACCAGTCTTGTCATGAGCGGTGATACCCTTCAGCAGCTTGTCAGCAGTAACGTTGTCGCCTGTCAAGTCCATCAGTACCTGACCATAGAAGATTATTTTGGAATTGTACTTGGTTTCGGGCATTTTGTTATCCTCCTATTGTAATAGTTTTGCCACACGAAGGGTTATCAACGACGTAACGCGGGATGGCTTTGAACGTTACATCGTTCTTCATGAGTTTATCCTTGGTCAGTAGTACAGAATCCTCCAGCCCCGGATACAGCTCGTATGAACCCTTGTACACCTCAGAGGCCACTCCTGTAACCACACCAAAATCGATGTCAAACAGGTACTCTTGAGGAGTGAATTGAGCTTCAAACAGGTTGTCTACCGCCGTGAACTGGACATCAACTATCATCCAGCTCACCCTCCTTCAACACATCCTCCACGCTACAACTTATGATACCGGAATTCAACCGAGAGGAGCCAATACCCACTCTCAACTGAATCTTTACTGGATACACCGCCTTGAACAGAGCTGTTTCCTCTTCTGTAAGAGTAACCGAAATGGAGTTATCTCTAAGAGTGACATCCTCAAGGTGTTTCTCCATCAAAATGGTATCAGCCTGTTCATAAACGATAGACAGCAAAGTGATGGTAGAAGGGTCAAAAGGGACGGTGAAGATATGCGTCGGAGTAGTGTACCGTCCAACTCTTGCCATATTACATCACCTCCGTCAGTGTTGCTTGTATGGTTAGGTCTATAGAGGGCTTGTTTTTCAGAGCCTTGGCTGTGAATACACCATTGATATTGTCTACCTTGAGAGCCAAAACACCATCTTCAACGATTTGCATAATAATCGTATCATCTGGCTGGAGGTCTACCAAATCATTAGCTGTACCCGAAGGGATGCTCACAATCTGAGTATAGGGGGATTCACTGCCAACCCAGCCAGCAGCTGTCATGCTGATAGTTACCTTACGAGGCTTGAGAGCTGTTTTTGCCTTGGGGATACCAGAATCGACCAGATTACCAGAAGAGTCAAGGCTCGGAAGATTACCTTCCGTCGCGTTGACTACCTTATCCGCCTTGGTATCATCCAAGTCATCAATCAGGTTGAGTAAGTGTCCAGCCGTATCAGCGTCCAGGATGTCCTTAATGGTTGCAAACCATGCCCGGAAGTCAGCCTCATTGACGGTCTTGAACTGATTCAAGTCGCTCTGAATCTGATTGTACAGGGTAGTCGTGTCCACTTGAGTAACCGCGCCAGTAACGATACCACAGATGGCGGTGTTCATACGAGTGTCCTCGATTGCGGCCTGAGTGATAGTCGTCGCTCCTGCATTTACATTTACGATAGCCACACACAGGTCATAGTAGTCGGCCGTTCTTACAGGGCTGGGAGCCACAGCAGACGCGCCAGGATTGCCCTGAATTTTGTAAGCCTTGACTACACGACCGGCCTTGTCCCACCGAATAATGATGGCATCCTTACGGTTGAGAACACCATCTGCAACACCGATGTCAAAGGAGATGGCCGCAGTATTCTCATAGGTGTAGCCATTGATGTATCCATAACCGGGCTGTAACAGCACCGTCATATTGGGACTGGGTGCCGCAGTTACCTGCAAGCCAGTGCTTGGATTGGGGAAGACTCCGTTGGCTATGAAGCGGGAGAAATACGCAGCGAAGTCTTCTGCAAGATATTCTCTGTCATAGTTTCCGCTGGAGTCTGCTACTGCATTGAAAAATCCGCTTTTCTCAGCCATTACATCATCCTCACTTTCAGTTTCTGTGTCAAGGTGAGAGGTCCAAACCCGAATGTCAAGTTCAGGGACTCACCCTTGGAGCTATAAGAGTGCTCAGCCTCAGTGATAATGGCGTCAAGCTGGATACCCAGCTGAGAGTCAAACACTGTGACCTTGTCACCGAGGAAATAATCAACACCATACCGAATGTTTCCTTGGGTGTTGATTGTTCCGTCGAAGCTCTCTACCCTTCGGCACTCAGCCAGCTTCTCCGAGCCGCGCTGTTTGAGGACTTCAAGGTATTCTTCTGCTGTCATTGCCATACCATTGTTATCGGTACTTTGAAGGTCTCTGGCATCTACAAAGATTTCTTTACGGGACTTCCCGCTTACTTCACCGACCGTGGTATAGGTACGCTCAATTCCTTCGCCCTCACCAGCTATAAGAGCCACATTACGAGAGTCTTGGGTATTGAGATTGTACTCGGACTCCAGCATGTTTTCAAAGAGGTAAGAGAACAGACATGGAGCTACTTCCGTCTGGTTGATAGTTCTGTCTGTACCCTTGTACACTTTGAAGACCATTCTTTTATTCGGGAGCTCCAGCCGCAGCTGGAAGCCCAAGTTGTCAGGACTACACAGAGCAATCAGATTGTCTCCCACTACTCCGCCAGTGTCCTGCAGAGCGGTCTTTACACCGAGCTGAACTGCCTTATCCGCATCCAGAGCCACGATGTCCGAGATAGCGCGGGCAGCGATAGTCGGCGCGGTGACGTGTTTTTCCACCATATCGTACGCTATATCGCTCGGGAAGCCCGACTTAGTGTATAACCCCCAGCATATCCTCCGGAACAAAAATTCCTCAAGCAAGTTGCCCTTCACGGTCAGTTCCGGGACGCCTTTGGAACTGATGGTTTTCTGCACCACTCCGATGATACCGGCGATACCCTTGTCCATGTCAAACAGAACAATTCGCTCTTCCTGTACCAGTGTAGTATTCGTGCTGTCAAGAGGGAGATTGAGCTGGAAAGTACCGAGGGAGCAGTACCCCTCTGTATAAATGACTGCTACCGGATTAGAGAGAAAGCCTTGGAGTTCGTAGTCCTGTGTAAGGATTGCAATATCCATTACTTCTGCACCTCCAGATACCCGGTATCATAGTACACCTCCACAGAGAGGTTTACCACACCCTCTTCCGCGCCATAACGGATATAAGTTTCTCCCACCGGAAGGGAGAAAAAGGTGGAGCTGAGGTCAAGAAGATTGAATGCATTGGTTTCTACACCGTTGGAGATTTTCTTGACCGTCTTGTTGTTAGGCACTGTACTGACTCGGAGGGTCTCATCAGCCTCCATTGTCTCAACCAGTCGAATCTTCTCCTGAGTGAGGATATTGAGGATGTAGGGATTTTTGACAGTGCCAGAGGCTTCAAACGTTACCACAAACCCGCACGGCATGGAGCCATCGTTGTTCAGAGCTGTGATACTGGCTGGACTCCGTAGACCCATGATGATACCCTTGTCTTTAGGGATAATCAGCGGGAAATGGAACTTGGGCAGCCAGTCAGCAATGAGAACGTTGGTGCCGTTCTCCGTATGGAACAGAGGGTCAGGGCAGAACAGCGAAATCATGAACTTACACAGGACTTCATTGTTGGTACTGATGTCTGTGCCATAGGAGATAGTTTTGGTGGGAATACCATCAATCTGGTACTCCTCGTAATGGAGTCGAAGCTGCTGCAAAGGATTGACAAACCGATTGAGGAAATTTTTCCTTCTGGTCATGTCAGCCTGAGAGTCAGCCACCACCCAACCGATGATGTTGATGGTACGAGACTCGAGAGTAGTGCCTGTCACATACACGCCCACCTGATTGATGTACTTGTATGTGTTGCGGGAGCTCTGGATAGTTCCAAAGTCCGCGCTGTCCAGTACGTACTCACGATTGCTGATGTTTATGGGAAGGGAGGTGCCTATGGACAGATTTTCGAGAACAATACTTTCAATCATGTAGACACCTCCTTACACCAAACCTTCAGCGAGTTCTATCTTGACCCGCTTGAATTCACGCGCCGCAGTCACCGGGTCAATGGCTTCGGGCGAGTAGAAGTTGAATGTGTCACCATTGGACTCACCGTATCTTTGGTTTTCCTGCTTGGTCAGGATACGTTCACCCTGATGTACCCGCACGGTCATGTCACGAGGAACATAATCCAAACCAGAAGCATAAGAACCTCTAACCCCACTTGTGGCATCGCTGTATCCTTCCTTGGCTGCACCGAAGATGCTCTTGATTTTCTGAACCACACCATCAATCCAAGAAGAGATTTTCTGCCAGATGGATTTCAGGCCGTCCCACAAACCAGTGAAGATATCAGCGCCAATCTGGAACAGTGCCTTGGGTAGAGTTTTCAAGTAGTTGATTGCCTTGGTAAACCACTCCTTGAATTTGCCGGGGAGCTTTTTCAATCCTTCAACAAACGCCTTGAGGAAGTTGGCGATGGCTTCCTTAGCCTTGTTGTAGATATCAACAGCCCACTGAACGATACGATTGAAAGCCTCAACCAGCCATTCCCAGATGCGACCGGGGAGCTCCGAGAACCATGTACCGATGTCAGAAATAATCTGAGGAATTGCTTCCTTGAGATGATTCCACATATCAGTAGTCCACTGGACAACCTTACCCACAGCGAAGCCCAACCAGTATGCAATCCGTTCAGGAAGGGTAGCAAACCAGTTCACTACTTCATCAAGGAACTGACCAATTTTGGTAGGCAAGTTCTTGAAGAACGAGATGACATCCTGGATGGCTTGGTCAAACCAGTCCACAACTGCATTGAATACAGCTTTAATCCCTTCCCACAGGTCTATCCAAAACTGACGGAACTCCTCACAGTTGTTCCACAGGTAGATGAAAGCAGCCACCAGAGCTGCGATTGCTGTGATTATCAACCCTATGGGATTTGCTGCCATAATAGCATTCAACCCTGCAAATAAGGTTTGTAACTTTGGAAGTAGGGCAATGATTCGTGTTACAAAGCCAACTACTTTACCCAAGATAAGGAGGACTGGACCAACAACAGCAGTGATTTTGAGGATGTTGATAATCACTTGTTTCTGCTTATCTGTAAGGCTTGAAAGCCAGCCAATAACTTTCTGAAGTGTCTGATTGAGAGAGTCAAGCATAGGAGTCAACAGCTCTCCAAAGGATGCCGCAAGGTTTTGAGCGCTGTTGCGAAGCATAGCCAACTTAGATTCAGTTGTTCCATACCGGGTCTCCGCTTCGTTTACCAGAGCTGTATTCTCTTCCCATGCCTTGTTTGCAGTATCAATAGAGTCTGCAAGCAGGTCAGAAGCCAAACCCAGAGACTTCAACATATTGGACTGACGGATACCAGTCAAACCGAGGTTATCAAGTACCAATACAGCGGACTCGCCGCTCTCGTCCAGTTTACCCAACCCTGTGATAAAAGACTGGATAGCAGTTATTGGAGAAGTTTCCCAAGCGGTTGCAAATTCTTTGGAAGTCATGCCGGAGACTCGAGCGAACTCAGCCAGCTTTTCTCCTCCAGTTGCTACGGCTTTTTCAATCTCATTGAAGGTCTGTGTCATAGCAGTACCACCAGCCTCGGCCTCGATACCAACAGAAGACATAGCCGTAGCCAGAGCCATCAACTCAGCTTCCGTAAGACCAGCCAGTTTACCACCAGCAGCCAATCTATTGGTCATAGCCACAATCTCAGACTCAGTGGTAGCAAAATTGTTACCCAAATCAACGATTGTTGCACCGAACCGAGAGACATCCTCGCTGGAGGTGCCCATGATGTTCATTACTCGCGCAATAGAAGTAGCTGCCTCTTCCGAGCTCAGGTTGGTTGCATCTCCCAGCATCACCATGGTCTTCGTGAACTGAAGCAAGCTGTCTGTGCCACGGACACCCAGCTGACCAGCCACTTCCATAACACCGGCAATCTCAGAGGCCGACTGAGGCATGGTACTACTCATCTTTTTGATACCATCGCTTAGAGCAGCGAACTCTTCTTCCGTGGCATCCACGGTCTTACGAACACCGGTAAATGCGGACTCAAAGTCGACCGCTGCTTTCGTAGCTACCGTTCCCAATCCAGCAAGAGGAACAGTAACGTTCTTGGTCAAGGTCTTACCAGCAGAGGTGAACGCAGAACCAAGTCCTGTTAATTTATCTGTTACAGTTGCTCCTTCACTCTTAAATACGTTCAGCTGAGATAGAGCGCCCTTAATGCCATCCTTAAAGCTGGTTGTATCAAGCAGAAGATAGCCAACTGCACTTCCGAGATTTATCAAGGTTTCACCCCCTTACGTGTATTGAGAGTAGAGGTCACTGAACGAACGGTACTTTGTACGGAACACAGGCTCCTCCTCTGAGTCTATCTTATTCATAATGTATGCACAAGCTTCATCAAAACAGTAGGCCGTGTACTCATCCAAAGCACCCATCAATTCAGAGGGTCTCACCTTGTACCGTTGAGCGATACCGAGAATTCTCAGTATGTCACGACTCCCCACGAAAGGGCTGGAGTGCCTTGATACCCTGCTGGGTGTAGTTGAAGATGAACATGTACTGCTCATCAGTCAGCTCCACACCAACTTTCTGAAGCTGTTCATAGGTCGGCTCAATGAACGCAGCCGCGCACAGAACGTCAACTACACTCAATACGTCCTTCATAACGGAATCATCAGTTGCATCCACACCACCCTTGATGAACAGAGAATTGGCCGTGCTCAACAGAGCATTGGGAATCTTGCCGGACTTGGCGAGAGCCATCATAGAGGGTCTACGCAGCCGAGCTACGAAGGGCTGACCCTCAGCAAAGGGCGGGAGCTGTACGATAGCACCCCGACCATACTCCTGAAGAGATTCCAGAGAGGTAATGTCCATAGAAATACACCTCCTTAACCCGCAGCCTTGGGCAGCTCATCGGGACCGATGTAACTGATTTTGTAGGGAGCCTGACCATCGGCCGGAGCAGAGTTGATGGTGTACTCGGGGGCGCGGAAAGCACCGTCCTGAGAGTTGAGCTGGATGGGAGTACCCTGACAATTCGGGTATGCAATCTTCTCGTACCCGGTCAGAATGCCCGCAGCATTGTAGATGGCGGAATAGGCGTTGATGGTAACGACCTTGCCCTTCTCCTTGGAGCCAGCCACAGGAGGAGTGTAGGAGCTCACGCCGAAGCCCTTATCCTCGTCACCCTCAGCAGTATGCTCAGCAGTCGTCCAGTACTTGACCGTGCCACCCTGCAGAATCTTGACCTGCTCGGGGTTGAAGACGTTATCGGTCAGGACGATGGTGTTACCAGTGATGGTAGTGACCGTGGGCTTCTGAGCAATCAGACGACCCTTGACCACCAGCTTCACGGCGTCCTGGGTATCCGCCTGAACAGTGACCTGAATCTGGGAGGCCGTATCCAGAATGAGCTCGTTGGTGCCGTCGTCCAGAGTTACCAGAGCGACATCAATAGTGGGGATTTCATTGCCCTTTTTGATAGCCATATTGTACCTCCTTAGTTGTTGTAGTATTTACGATAATTGACGTACCGTGTTGATACCATGTGACCCTTGACGGAGTCATCATAGAAGGACGGTGTCCGATAGTGCATGGATTTCACCATCGGAAACAATTCTTTCATAGCAGCTTCAACAGAGTCGACATAAGTCTCCAGAGTTGTAAACTGGTCTTTCGGTACATAACACAGTACGTCATACAGGTTTTGTGTGGTGCTGAATCCTTGGAATTGAGTTGTACCCTCGTCCCGGAGCACCAGATAGGGCTTGATGCATTCACCCTGATGCTGCGCGGGGGTGTATACATCGAAGCCTTTGCTCTTCAAATGCTTGAAGATGTCTTTATAGCGCGTATTTTCCATTACAGTTTACCCAGCCTTTCAAGGAGTCGTTGGAATCCCGGCATTATCTCATTGTTACCGACATAGTTGATTGTTGGGTCAATGATTGCGAACCGTTTCTCATGTGCCAGCTCCAACCAAATACCGTAATCAACACCGTGAGCCAGAGATAACTCATATCCCTTCTCAACCTTGTAAGAGGAGCCTGTAAGACGCTGTCGTGCGTGTCCGGTACGGTCTGTCCATGGGCGGTGCTGCTTGGCATAGTTCTGGAGCTTGAGAGCAGAGGTCTGAGCATACGCTGAAATAGCGGCATCCGACTTGCTCTCAAATTTCTCCATTCCTTTGACGAGGTCAGAGATGTCGAGGTTAAAATCAAACCCGTTAGGCACCTTCTTGAACCTCCTCCAAGTAAACCTCGCAGACAATACCCGACTCAGACACGTCCTTGATTTCACCGATGTTGTACTTTTTACCCCTGATAGAGCATGTGTACTCGGTATCAATCATATCAACAGCTTCACGCAGACACAAAATCATGGGATCTGCTTTGGAACGAATAACTGCGCCATCAACAGCGGACTTCTTCAGGTAGGAAACGTTCTCGTGATAAATCCCCTTGAACGTTACTGTGGATACGGCCACACCGGTGGGCTCCCCGAAGTCGTTCTTACCTTCCTTGTCAAATACAAACCATTGACCTTGGGTATTGATGCACCGCCGAACTTTGTTCAGCTGGAAATTGGAAGCATACATTTAGAACGCTCCTTTCAGAATACCCGAGTTGTTGGGTCTGTACTTGGCAGCCAGCCGCCGGAAGTACTTGGAGCTGTCCGCAGCACTCAACCCGGACACCTGCAAAGTAGTATCTTCAGCCTTGATGAGCAAACACTGATACGCCGTCAGGTCGTAATTGCCGCCATTCTCCCGCAGATAGAAGTCGAGCTGTTCATCCGTGAAGAAGGGGATGTCTGCTTCTCGCAGTACAATCTTCAGGTCTTCAATGTTACTCATACAGTTACCTCAGCTTTCCCGGTGCTGCTTGATGAGAAGCCGCAGCTCTTTCTTGGAACGAATACCGTCATGGTCGATACCCAGCTGGTCGGCATAGTCGCAGAGCTCTTCGAAGCCCAGCTCACTCAGAGGGATTTCGGAATAGTCAACAGGCTCGTCGTCCTCTTCTTCATCCTCCAGCTCGTCATCTTCCAGACCATCCTCTTCGTCCTGAGCAGAATCATCGAGGTGGGGCATTTCCGGAGCCGGGGGGTAGTTATCTACCCCCAGCTCGGAAGTGACCGCTTCGTCCTCGAGAGGACGGAATCCTGCGGATTTATACATACACTCGTATGCACCGCGAGAGACCATCAGGGTAGTTACCCCATTCGTGATGCGAAGCATACGGTCACACCTCCTTAAGACGCGATGACGTCCAGGATGTACACGCTGTCCGCAGACTCGAAGGAGGGCAGACAAATCATGGTGACCTTGGTCTCCACGTTCACGGGGTCGGTCTTCTGGACAGTGGTAACAGCCACGCCAGTGTCAGTGATAGACACGTTGGCGGCACCAGTACCCATCAGGTCGGACTCCTCGGGAGTGGTACCGAACCACGTATTACCCAGAGTGCCCTCGGGGAACAGGACGACGGTGTCATCAGGTACAAACTGAGTAGCCGTACCGGCATCGTTCTTGTAACGCTTGCCGTAGACGATGAGCTCCAGACCCAGCTCATCCATCAGGTACTGGCTCAGGCGGGCATCGGACAGGGCAGAGACCTGACCATTGGACAGGACGAAGATGGACTTGATGATTTTCTCGTTAACACGCAGGTAGCCCCACGTCTTACGAGTGCAGACACCACGAGTGGGACGCACACCAGTGTCATCCTCAATCTTGTCCATGGCCTTACGCATATCCTCAATGGGGTCAGAAGTCGTGGTGCTCCAGGAAGTAGTCACCTCGGACTTGTGGTCACTGGGGATACCGTAGTCGTAGTTGTACGCCTGACCGTTGGCAGTGATAGCGATGGCACCAGTGGTCAGAGCCATCATTCTCATCTGCTCACGGCGGGCACGAGCGCCCTCCAGCAGATGCATCTCGTCGGCGAACACACGATTCATGACGGCATCGATGTACGCCTGATTGCCGGTCTCCATGACCATATTCAGCTGCTGACGCAGCTCTTCGTCGATGTAGGTGCTCTCCTTGAAGAAGGGCATCTCAGCAGACAGCTTGTCGAAGCCGATACGCGGACGAGGCACCGCGCCGACATCGAATGCGGAGGGCTTCAGCACGACGGGCAGACCGTTGGCACCCTTAATCCAGTCGAGCTTCAGACCCAGCTTCTTGTCAGCGGGGAACAGCTCCTCGCCCAGATAGGGAGGCATGTCCTGACGGTGCTCTTCCCAGTAGGAAGTCAGCTCCGGGGCTTTGACGAGGTCAAAAATAGTCATCTTGTAATTCTCCTTTCTTTGGTTACTTCAGGAAGGTGATGTTCTTCATCTCACTCTTCCGGGTCGCCGTGATGAGCGCGGCAGTGGTGGTGTCCAGCTTGTTCAGGTCAACGAAGCCCCAAATCAGCAGGGTGCCGTTGTTGTCACCGTTGGTAACGTCAACGTCATGCAGCAGAACGCCAGTAGCGGCCTTGCCGTCGTTGCCAGCAGAGGTAGCATCCTTGGCCTGAACAAAAGCCGTTTCACGAGCGGTCAGGTCACCACTCAAGGGAGTGCCCGCAGGGACAATCTTCTTGCCATCGCGGGTGACAGAGTAGGCGTCATCGACCACGATACTGACAGACATCTGGTTCTGAACGTTGAACAGAATCTGTACAGGAGCCGCGCCGGTGACTTTGGTAATGCCGGTGTTGTTGAACATTTTGTTTCCTCCTTATCAGTTTTTGAAATAGTTGCTCTTACCGCCGGAGGTCTTGTGTGCCTTTGCGAGTCGGGCACCCAAACCCTCTTCATCGGTGGATTTACGATTGGAACCTCTGGTGGAACCACCTGTTCCAGTGTTCTTCTGGGTCTCACCAAACATCGTGGGGTACTTGGTCTTCAGCTCTTCCAGCACCTTGGTGATGGGCTTTTCCTCCGTCACCTTGGGAGCCGCCAGTGTAATGATGTCATCAACGCAGTCGGGATTTACCCCGGCCGACAGTGCAGCGACCTTCATTTCCAGCTGAGTTGCCTTGGCATTGGCTTCGTCACGAGCAGCCTCCGCAGCCTTTTTCGCTTCTGCATCCAGCTGCTGCTGGGTCTTACCCGCGTCAAGAGTCTTCTTGATGGTGGCCATCTGAGTTTTGAAGTCCTTGTCGTCCTTGTACTCCAAACCCAGCTCTTTCAGGATAGCCTGTCTTGCAGTACGCTTCTCATTTGCCATCATAGCATTGAGCTGCTCCTGTGTGTAGGACTTTCCCTCTTGCTGCTGATTGTTCTGATTGCCCTGAGTATTCTGCTGACCGCCTTCACCGCCACCAGAGTTACCCTGAGAGCCACCGTCGCCACCTTCTCCGCCCTCAGCGAAGAATTGGAGACCAATGTGCTTGAGACTCATAGATTCCTGTTTCATAGTGATTCCTCCTTGTAATACCCATGCTCACCGTGCATGGTAACGGTAATCCAGTTGATGAATTTCGCCCTCAATCTGGTAAAGGGCACCATCAAGCTGTTTTGCGAGCTCAGCCCGCATGCAGCTCAATTTACTATCAATCTTGCCAATTCTGTAGGCAAGCTTCATGGGGACGGGCTTGTTCATGGCGAAGAACTTTGCCCTCTTGAGGTACAGCTCCTTGGCCTCGGAAAGAACTTCCTTGGTGAACTGGTCATCCACCTGTACGATGGACTCCTTACCGCAGCAGGGGCAGGTCAGAACCGTCATTGTGATGTCCCGGCCTTTCTCATTCAGCAGGAATGTGGCATGCACCACCTTCTCGGAAATGTTGCCGGAGACCTCAACCATGGCGTGACACAAATCACACCGGGTAACATTTGTTTTCATACCGTCCTCCAGAAAAGAATACTAATAGTATAATTCTACCACAATTATACTCTTAGTTATCGAAAAAGTAAAGCCCTCCTGTGGGAAAAGGAGGGCTTTTCAGAGTTATAATTCTCTCAGGAATTCAGTTTTATACCAGCCACGCAGCCACGTGAGAAAGCTCGTCTGAAACGGTCTTCTCGAGGACCTCGAGCCACTGTGAGGGGATGGCAGAGTAACCATATAGGGCACCGGCGAGACCACCAGCGAGAGCCGCTATCGTGTCAGCGTCGCCACCGTCGTTCACGGCACCGAAGATGGCCTCCCGGAAGTCTCTCGTGTTATTTACCCAATACAGGGCATTGTTCAGAGTATTTATAACATGACCAGTAGGTTCCATGTGAACACAGGGAGGAATCGCCCGGTCATCCATCATGTTGTTCACTGCCCGATAATACTTTACGATAGCTTCATCGCACACATCATTGGTATGGGTGAGCTTGGACTGTTCCCGTGCCAGACTGAGGTCTTTGGCAAGGCAGGGCACCAGACACCGCATCAGGCCACCGTTACCATAGTCCTGACGGCCACGCTTGCGCTGACGTTCCATATTCCTAACACTCCAAATGTCCCATCTGTGTCCTCTGTTCCCGGAGATGGCTGCATGACAGGTACTGCCAACATCAATCGGACCATCGTCCAACCAGTTCTCAAAGTTCTTGGCAATCTGAGTCATTCGACCGCTGAAAGTCAGCCTGTCCATCATGCCTCTTGCCACACAGAGCATCATCTGTGTATCATCAGTAACCATACCGATGTCAATATTCAGCCAGCCACCACCGATGATGTCAGTCACCTGACCATACTGCTTCTTGATGCCCTCAGCGGTCATGAACTCCGTCGTGGCACCCATAGCATCACCGATGGCAAACCCATACAGGGCACCCATTATCTTGTCAATTCTCTTATTCTCATTCGTGTTCATACTTAGGACAACCTCCTCCCAGCAGGGTATCTACCAACTTTACCGTGTACCTTTTGCACCGAGACACATTCCCCAGCACCTTGGTATCATCCAGTCTGTATATGCAGTCCTTGCATATCAAGTCCTTATTGGAGATACCCATAACTGCCTGACTCTCAGACTCTATACGTTCTTTCATGCTCATAGTACAGCCTCCTTACTGCCAACGACCATCGTACAATTCCTCGACGGCCATATCACGCCAATACACATTCCGGCGAATCCAACCGTTACTCTGATGGGTCCAACCTCAATGAAGTCGCTCTCAATATCGATAAAGGTTGTCTCGTCCTTTACATTCTTGCCTATGAGAACCGTGGGGTACTTCTTCTCATTGTCCATCAGCTCAATCAATTCAGCATAAGAATTGAAGTTGATGTACATAGACTTGTTCTCAGCGACCTCTACAGCAATATTTTCCATGCTCATTCCTCCAAGTAGAATTTACAGGCTCTTCTCACCTGTCACCCCTATTATAACTCCGTTCCTTGGAAAAGTAAAGCACTATTTTTGATTTTTGACCAAAATTTCCATAAACACACGAATTACAGAGTTTCTGTGACCATCGGACTCCTCAATCTTGTTTATACGCACCGTTGTACCGGCATTGAGTAACGTTTCACCCTCGCCTGTACCGAACTGAGAAATGGACATGATAGAGGACGCCTGTGTACCCTTGGGAGCATAGAAAACAATCTCGACATCCCCTCCAAACCCCTTATTCCAGTCAGAAGAGGTACTGGTAAATCCAGCATATTGGCCAACCTTGCCTTGAAACAGCTTGTTCAAAGACTTAACTGACATCCCTTCTAATATGCTCTTATTATCAAAAAAGTCTCCATCAAGAAAACCAGCCAAGTCTCCAAGGTCTGTACCGCGACGCAGTATTAAATCCTTTTCCAAAGCAGCTTTCTTCAGTGCAGATTGACACCGCTGTATGTCACCAGCGTACCAATCACCATGCTTATTATCAGCAGCCTCTTTACCTCTCTTCGCAGCAGTACGCAGCCAACCATTCATCTCTTTATAGCTACTACCTGTGTATTCTCTCAAGGAAGCCTTTTCTGCCTCGGTAAATCTTTCAAAGGCCGACTCTTCCATTTCCAACATTCCCGACGTAGTTTGACGTTCAAACAGACTTATCCACTCCTTAGAGGAAGGAATTTTCTGTATGTTGGTACCGGACTGTACATTGTCCTTAACTTCGGAGGCGATACCGCCCATACCCTCAATCCACTTATCCAAAGACGGGTCAGCCTTACCTTCAACCCAGTCAGCCAACCGGTCTGCGATTTCAGTCATACTCTGCGGAATGTATGCCTCAAAGGTACACATGCCGTTAGGGTGGTCAAGAGGGAGACTATCTTTGGGAAAGTGTTTACCATCTCGCTCCATACATACTTCACAGGTACGATTGCCCCCCGCAGACAACCAGACGTAATCCTCAACGAAGGGATTGTTTTTGGTAGTTCGTACAAAGGCTTGTTGATAGGCGTGAGACACCATTGTACGAGCCAACCGTTGAGCATTGTAGTCAACTCTCTTGGCCGCGCCGGGGTACACCTTAGACCAGTCCCAGTCTTTTCTTGCTTCAGGATTCAGGTACTTCTCCAAATCCTTGGCTATGTCATAGGCACTCTTATTCTCTGCGATACCTTGTGCTACAACTGCGTTTATATTGTACTGAGTCTTCATGTGATTTTTCCACAGGGCACGGCTCAGGCTCCACTTCCCCTCGTAGAGCTGACCACTTGCTACCGACTTAACAATGTCAGCCGGAACAAAACTGTATGCACCTTTAATCCCAAGACCCAGTTTATCTACGAATTTACCATTGTCGTCTACCACGGCCTGAGCCGCTGACTTCATATTGCCCTCAATCTCGCCCTTGAGAGACATCTCTGCTTTCTTGAGCTCCTTCTCGAGCTCCTTCTGTAAGTTCTTCAAGTGTTCCTCGTACAGAGGGGCAGAGGGTGTCTTAGGCAGCGTTTTGGCCTTTTTAGCAACGGATTTCGCAGCATTCTTATAGATGTCTACGATGTGCTTCTGCTGCTCTTTTGTAAGCTTTACTCTCTCCAGCTCAGCTGTATTCAGGTTAAACGTTGCCATAAGACACCCTCCTCAGTAGTTAATTCTCACCCAACAACTTTTTCCAAGTTGCCTCGCCCACAATACCGTCTACAGACAAACCAGCGTGGGACTGGAATGCCCTCACAGACGACTCCGTACCAGAACCAAACTCACCGTCAGCGCCATACCCGCCGCAGTTGTAGCCATAACCCAGAAGCAGCGTCTGCAGGACAGCCACTTTACCGGCCTTGGCACCATTTTGGAGCTCAGGGAAACCGATAGTGACACAGTCCTTCTGCACCGGCTCAGGAGTGGGCTCAGGCTCAGGAACATAGGTCAGACCACAGAACTCACACAGAGCCTTGCAATCTGCCACCGCACATTCCTTCATGTGGAGATGGAACCACTCTGCATCATCCACATTGTCATGGAATACGTGCTCCTGGTAGACTGCCCATGCCTTGGTATCCTCCAGCTCATGCAGGTCACCACGAACCGTAGTCTTGCAACCGTAGGGATAGAACTCCTTACGATACTTGACCATCAGCTCTGCCAGCTTCTTCCCGTTGGGACTGTCCGGATGGTACATGGAGGTGAAACCCTTGGCTTTGCCGCGACCAGTCGGTCCAGTGGTGCTTCCGTTGGTGTGGGATACATAGTGGATTTTCGCACCCCACTGATTGGACTCCTTGATGGCGCGGTACATATACACCTCGCCGTCCTCATTGGACATAGGCGTCCGGCGCGGACCTCTCTTGGTGTCAAAGCCACAGCGCTCCAGCATGGGCTGCAAAATGTCCATGAACTCGTTATTCTCCAACGTTTCATAGCACTGTTTACCATCAGGTCGAGCATAGCAGCACTCGTTCGCACGGTGATACGCAGGGCTGAGGTAAATCTTGGGCTTCTTTACCGGAGGCGTGGTATCGTCCTCAGTGTTCGTGTAGTCAGGGTATCCGAAGGTATACGTGGACTTGGTCGTGTACTCTTTCTCATACACGCCACCGCCATTGGGAATGACACCGGCATCGGGATTGGTGTTACCCTCAATGGAACGGAACCTCTTTCCATTCACCCAAGAGACAATACCGGTATGGTCCTCACCGAAGAACACCTGAGCACCAACCTGAGGAGTGCTGCCGAGTCTACCAATAGCCTTGAAGAACCCCTTGGAGTACTTGCAGCCAGCACCAGTAGAGTCAGAGGGCTGATTCAACAGCCGCTTGGCTTCGTCTACTCCAAATGCCTGTACAAAGCACCAGTCTACAAAACAGTCACACCATGCATACCCCTGTTTCGGACCGTTGTAGAAGTGAGGGATGGCATCAAGGTCTCTGGCATACTTGGTGAAGTTCCTGTAACCAGCGTTGGCCGTCTTGCTATCAAGATACTTCGCCTCATCGGTGACTTTCTCCAGATAACCCAACTCGGCCTGAGCTATCTGGAGAACCTTTGCCGCGCTGCTCATGCAGCCTCCTTAAGACCCTTGTTGTAGCTTGCGGAACTGAACCCCAACACCGCGCCGAGGAACACCGTGATGCAGGAAATGGTGCTCACAATCTGCTCGGCATACGGCCAGCCCCAAACCCCGGCCAGACCGGAGTACAGGGCGGAGATGGCGGGCAGGACGATAATCACCACCCACTTCAGGACGTCGTACATTTTGTTGCTCAACTTCATGTTCATTCTCCTTTCATTATGTTACAGCTTTCGCCAAGAGAGACTTATTCATTGACAGGAGGCTCCTCTTCTTCCTCTTCCTCAGGATTGTTCTCACCGGTGCCCTGAGGGGGCTCAGTATTCAGCTCCATAAAGGCATCCTCCAAAATCTGGCGCTCAAGGGCAATCTGCCGCAGCTCCTCATCGGCCTCTTCGTCTGTAAGGTTGCGCCATTTCTTCATGTAGGCTTTCTTGGACATCGTCTGGGCATTGACCTCAGCCAAATCCACCTGTTTCTCCTCGGACTCATCCTCGGGGAGGGGGTACTGATTGTCAACGCGGACGGTATAGTCCACATCAGGTAACTGCTCTTCAATGTACTTGGCACCGGCTTCAGGATACAGACGAGCACCCTCAATAATGCACCGAACCATCAGCTCCAGAGCAGGACGCCACACCAGCATCTTGTCTTCGCAGCGGACAATCAGGTCCCAGTAGATGGCCTTGAGAGTCTTACCGGAAGATACAACACCCTTCAGAGCCTCAGGGCTGACATTGGGGACGGCACACTGTTCGTGAGTCATGCTCTTGATACGGTCAAGGGTCGTACCCAGAGCCGCGCTGTAACTCATCGGGGAATCCAGAACGCCTACCTGTGCTGCACGGTCTGTGGCCTGATTCTGGTCGGATGCGATATCCCAGAAAGCACCCGCAGAAATACTCAAGCTCTTGGTACTCTCAGGGGAGGCATCCACCGTGTACCGGATAGGATTCATGCCCTTGCGCTCTGCATCCATATCAGCAGCGGCCAACTTACTGTACCATGCCTCATACTCGCTGAGCAGCTCAACCTCGGACATACCAATCAGGTCACCAGTCAGACCGTCGTTGACGATGACACAAGCAGGAATGAACTCGAACAGAGTGGCAGTCGGCTCAGACAGAGTCTCAATGAGTTCGCCCATGCCATTGTAGATTTCCTCAGAGTACCAGCACACACCATTCTCCAGCCAGTACTTCTTCTTGTAGATACGCTGGTCTTGCTTGGACTTCTCGTCGTTGATGCCGTAGAAAGCCACGATTTTGGTGAGCTTGTTGTAATCTTGAGGGTCAACGTCATACACGAACTCAAGGCTCGGAAGGAAGCTGACCTGCATACCCTCCTCTGTGTTGACATTGAACATCAGAGCTACCCGCTTACCGATGAAGCAGTCTTTTGCAGCCTGAACCAGCGCAGAACGGAAGTTGTTTTCCTTCAGCACACTATCCACCAGCTCCTGATAGATGGTGGCTGCTTCCTTGGCTTTTTCTCTCTGCTCTTTGGTATCACCCAAATCCACATCCACAAACAGGTCAGGGGACTTGGAGAACAGAAAACGCGCTTCCTTGTCTATCAAGGCTCTTGTGATTTTGTACCGCAGGTCTGCCGGAGTGTAGTCCTTTGTACTCTCAACAGGGTACTGGACACCTTTCTCGTAGGTATCATACAGCTGTATGATTTTATACATATCCCGCAGAACGGCGGAACCATACATGCCCTCCAACTCGGCCTTGATAAGCGAGGAGGGGACATTCAACAGGCGGGACACCTCTATGGAGACATCCCTGTTTACGCTTGCTGCCATTATGATTCTCCTTTCCGACTATTTCTGGGCAGATACTTGATATCTGCGACCTCATACACGTCCAAAGCATACCAGATAGCCGAGAAGGTATGAGGGTCTATGTTAAACTCGTCATAAACGAGATTGCCTTGGTTGTCCTTGGCATAGGTCAGAGTACGAAGTTCTCGTATCGTGTTGGGACAGTTGGGACTGCAGATGATACGCCGGAAGCGCTTGACCTTCCTTGTATTCGCCAGTCTTGAGCCCGCCCATTTGTGGCACCCACGCATCCTGAAACCGGATTGACGATAAAAAGCGATGGCTTTGGGGTCTTCACAGTCGGCGATAATTTGTACCTTGTCCAGTCCATCCTTTTTGAGCTCCTTTTCCGTCTTGTCGTCTGTCATCTTGTTCTTGTAGTACTCATAATAGATGTACAGAACCTTGGCTGCATCGTCCACAGCACACTTGATTACAGCATTGTAAGACTCTTCAAATCCAAAGTCCATACCACAGAACCGGAATTTCTCAGGGATACCCTTCACCGCTGCAATCACCTCAGCATGGCTCTTGGCAACCTCAAACTGAGGCAGTACCTGTCTACCGTTCAGACCGAAGCGACCAAGACGAGCCACCCTATACAGGTCAGGGTCATACTCCCTCATCTCATTCAGAGTGTCAATGTAGGACTGAGGGAGGAACAGGTTGTCATCGGCGACGCTATGGTGATAATAGACCCCGTTCTTGACGATGGTACGCCGCTTGTACAGCAGCTCGTCGTCTAAGACAACATGTTCCCGCCCCTCTTCGTCTACGCGCTTGAAGAAGTGAGTGTAGACCCAGTTTTCCGTACCGACGGGATTTGTGCTCAGGATGAAGTGCAGAGGCAAGGTGGGGTGACGCAAACGACCGAGGAGTTCTTTGTAACCGTCGTACTTGATTTCAGAGCACTCCTCAAGCCATACAATCGTCACACCGTTGATGGACTTCAGCTTGGAGGGCTTATCCATTCCCTTGAAGATGATTTTGCTACCGTTGGGGAACCGTATACCGAGCGGAGAGGTCGTGCAGCGCACTTTCTTGGCACTCTGACCAACCAAATCCAGCTCATCAAGGATTTCCACCAGCAGGTCGTAGCAGGACTCTCTCAGGGTATCATACACCTCACGCACAACCAGCACCTTGCGCTTCTCCATAAGGCACTTGAAAATGATTTTACAGGCGATGTGATAAGACTTGGACGAGCCATACCCTCCTACAAGGAGGTACTTACTGTAATCCCAGTCCCAGATGAAATTTTCAAACCGAGGATTGACCTCCTTGTAGAGTTCCATGGCTTACCCCTTACTTCTTTTTCTTGGCCTTTGTGATGGTGGTCTTAGTCTTGTACATATCCGAAACTGAGCCAAACTTTTTGGGTCCCGTCATATAAGTTTCCTGGACTATGTAGGTATTTCCCTTGTTACCCTGCTTGATATAGGTATACGTCTTGGAGCCATCAGCATTCACAACCGTTTTACCGGTATCAATGGTGCTGCCTATGCTCTTGTAGATACGCTCATTGGTGCCCTGAACCGTGTATCTGGTATCGGATTCTTTGACTGTTACGGACTCGCCCTTGGTGTAAGTTCCACTGAGAGTCTGTACAGTGTTACCTCCGGAGGCTCCTCCTCCACCACCCTTGCCGCCGCCACCACCACGGCCTCCAAAGAATTGCAGATTGATTTTCAGCATGGTCATCGTCCTCCTTATTATATAAGTGTGTTTTACAGGCCAGCCCGATACTTGTCGATTCTGACCTTCATTTCGCTTTCCTGATGCACATAAGGGATACCTCCAACCCGCTGACGGATGTCATCGTCAATGACACCATACAGAATCAGCTGACTGGGCTTGAGTCGCTTGAGCATCTCGCTGAATCCCCGATTGAACAGCATCCTCGCATTGGAATTTTGCATGCAGCCTACCGTGGATACACAGATACAGGAACCCTCAGGCATACCATCGAAGCAGTATTCAAAAGACTCTTCGTCGCTCCACTGAGCAGAGGGTACAACCCGAATGCCCAGAGAATTCATGTAAGAAGCCAACCACATATTTCTGTAGTAGTTCCAGATACGCATGGCACGAGGCATTGTCGTGTACTGGCTGAGGTCAGGCTGGATAATACCCTTGTACTGACCGAGGATGCCAGCATAGAAGTCCGGATTGTCCCAAACCCTCTCAATATACTGGTCAGGCAGGTAGAAATGAACCAGCTCGTCCTCTCTATCTACCATGTTTTCGGGCTTGGTACAGTAGTTAAACCCGATGAGGTGCTGCTTGTCCAGCTTCTTGAACTTCACCCCCGGAATTTTAGGTACATCATACCGTCCAACCAACTCCGGAGAGAATTTCTTTGTCTTCATAAAGTGTAGGAAGTCCTTTTCGCCAATAACCATCAGTTGTCATCTCCTTTCGCTTTTGCTCGGACTACGTTGATTGTAATGGAGTCATCTCCATCGCCCTCTTCAAGCAGCTTTTTCTTCATGTTGAACTCATCCAGACGCAGCTTCATCTCTCGGCTCATCTTGTCAATCTCAGCTCTCTCCCTGGAAGTTACCCACTTGGCACCATAGGCACAATCAAGGACATGCCTTGCACCGCCTTGACCGTCTCTATCATACAGGCGGCTTTCAACATACTCCTCAATACGCTGTCTTGCGGTATTCAATACACGCGCAAAAGTACTCATATCATCTGTGTCACAGCGCATTTCATCCAGAATGTTGTCTATAGCGCCACCTCTATATTCCATCATCGTTGTAGTTGAGAGTCCAAGGGCTCTTGCAAATCCTGAGACCGTGTATGGACGGACTTGTACCCTGACAGGGCGACCATCCTCACCCATTACAATCTCACCATTCTTGTTAAATGTGTAACCCATGCAAGACTCAAAATAAGCCTCACACTTGGCTTGCAAATCTTCAACCGACAGAAACAGAGCTCTTCTACCGGGATTGTCAGTCATGCCTCTTTTCAAGGGCAACCGAATCCCTCTGAAGTCCAGTACCACATGTCTGGCGTCCAGCCAGCGTGACCGTATGACCGGATGTGCCGGGGCGTCGATAATCACTTTATGAATCCGTTCCTTCGCACGAGTGGCCATCACGTTCACCTCCTTTCCAATTTCGACGAATAATACTAAAAGTATTCATCGTACTGCTCAATCGTTTTCCACAGTCCAATTATACTACTTCTCGTGAAAAAAGTAAACCATTTTATTTTATAAGTTATGCTCCTCAATAAAAGTTTCTCTGCGAGAAATAAAAATAATACTAAAAGTATAATTCTTGAGCCCTCATGATGCGATTTTCGGGTCAAAAATAGTCGGAAATTGTAGAGTTCCGACTATTTTTATTTCAAAAATAGGCGGAAAATTATGAGCCTCAAGATACAAGGATTTATTGAGAATTACTCCGCCAGGAAAAGCAAAAACGGTCGGATTCGTCCCAAGCATGTCCACATTTTCCATTGAGGCATCCTCCGCCTATTTTTACACCCCCTTACTTCATTATGCGAGAAAAATAAATTATAAATAATAAGAAGAGTATAATAAGTACATATAATTTATATAAATAAATCCGGGAAAAATCGGGCGACCGACTGCTCAATGTGATTCCACACTTTCTGCGCCTATTTTTGCGAATTTCTGATTACTCCGTCGAGTAATTCTCAATAACGTGTAATAATATATTTCCGTTTCTCCGACCGTTTTCCGACTATTTTTCTCATAATTCCGACCGTTTTCCATTTCCCCACCGAGTAATCCTCAAGTCCTCAAGCCCGCTCCCGCTACACTTTCTCCACCTTATCCACACCTTTCCGAAAATTTTCTCAAAAATTTTCCAAAAATTTTGCAAAAAGGGCTTTACTTTTGCATCCGGAGGAGTTATAATTGTGTCACAAAGTTGAGCTGAGGATAAAACAGAATGCTCCCTGAGCAATATCCTCCCTCTTTCGGGCAGGTGCGCTAAACAGCTGCGAAAGGCAACCTCAGCTCAACTTCACCCCACACCACTTCACACCACTTCTAAACAGTTCGAATCTGAAAGGAGACCACTATGCTGAACTCTATCAAAGACCTCTGGAATGTTATTGAGAATGACCCCACTTACGACGGCTGTGCCGTAGACCTGCCGAGTGGAAAGTGCATCGGCACCACCTCTGGTGGCTGGCAGCCTGTTCTGTACTCCAGTCCCGAGGACGACCATCCCACTCACATCACTTGGGAACAGGCTCTCAAGCTGTACAACGAAGAGTTCAATGCCTAATAGGAGGACAGCCATGAACACCAACATCCGTTACCTCATCAAAGTCACCGCCACAGCGCGTCCCAACAATCCTGACTTCGCTGGGGAAGTACATACTGCCTACTATGGCAAAGACCAGAAGCTCATCGCCGGGACTTACACTTACATGAGCTCCACTCCAATGAAAGGAGATGTCCTTTCCTATGGCTACAGAGTAACTCCTTCTAAGCATGCTCTGGACTTCTGGAACGTTACAATGAACACCCCCATCGGGGACAACCCCATCTTTTGGGACTACAAGGCCGAGGTCGTCAAGTACGACCTCGCCTCCCAGAGCCTCATCACACTGTAACCACTCCACCCCGCCCAAATCTGAAAGGAGACCACACTATGTCTACCACCGCCCGCCATACCATCGCCAACAACGTTGACCTGCACATGAGAGTCCTCAAGCGCAGATACGAGGACATCGTCGCTTATGGCAAAGACGCCACCAATGACCTCCGCGTTGCGTACAACATCTACAACCAGACTATGAACATGTACCGTCTATTCCGTAAGGTTCCTGCATACGACAATGACCCCGGAGCTGCCGCACTCAGTTGTGCTGTGAACGAGGCCGTGAAGAAGAACCTGCAAGAGATTGAGGACATCCTGTTCCGCTTCTATGGTATCAACTACTACTCCGCACTGGGGCATTTTGGCTGGTATCACACCGTTAATGAATCTCTCATTCCCAGAGACCAGCAGCCGGAGCTCATTCGTAACTTCCCTTGTTCCATCTGCTTCCCTACCAAGGAGGACAATGACTAATGGACACCATCACCTTCATCCTTACATACGCCGGAGCTGCTGCCATAGCGTACCTCATCACACGTCTCATCACTGCGATAGACCACCCCACCACCCACAACCGAAAGGAGCGTACAAGATGACCACCAGACTTCCCGACCTAACTTACCCGAGTTACAAGGCGCGATACAGACACCCCATCACTGGAAATACTCTGCCCTGCTCCCTCGCTTACAACCCTGCTCTTAAGCGCCTGACCATTCACCCGCTGGGCTCCAACCTCAGCCCGATACACTATGCTGACATCTCTCCCGAGGACTATGATGCCATCGTTACAGAGTTGAAGTCCTTCGGCAATGATGCGACCATTCTCATGTTCGGGTGATGCCTATGGATGACTTCAAGTTCGCTCTCAAACCGGGGCAGCCTAAACCACCCTGTCCATACCCCTGCCCTCAGCGCACAACCACCTGTCACTCCACCTGTTCCAAGTGGCTCACATACGAGCACGACCTTCATGAGTTCCGTAAGACACAGAAGAATCCCTCGGACACTATATACACCGGGAGTTACACCCGTGCGGGAATCACCCGGAATCGGGCACTTTCCAAGGAAATTTCGCGTGGGAAGCTCCGCCGGGGATAACTACGTACCTCACCCCTCGCGTACCGTCTCGAGGATTATAAGATGAAAGGAGACCACCGCATGAATTTTATCCCGATGACCTATTCCCAGCTGACCGACCTGTACCTTACCCCTCCCCAATATGCCAAGATGCACGACCTCAAGGCCGAGCTCACCAAGTTCCTCGAGCTCAATTCTTACTCTGCCAAGGTCGAGCTGGAGCCGGGGGAATACAAGAGTTACCTCAGCGCACAGAGTGCTCTCTTCTCCGCTGCGAGCCGATGGAAGATGCCTATTCAGGTTACGGTCATTCGCGGGGAGCTGTATCTCATCAACCTCAACATCAAACCACACAAGGAGGCCACAACATGAACTTCACCGAATTCTTTGATGACTCTACGCAGTTGCCTACTCCCGTTAGAAACAAGACCTGTTACACCGACCTGCACAACATCCTCAAGTACTTCTTGTACATCGACACCTACGCAGTCAAGGTCGAGAACTGGCCGCACAATAGCATGTTCTCAGCCCGAGCGAGTATCTACCGAACCATAAAGAGATTCAACATGCCCATACGCGTTCGTATCATCAACAACGAACTGTACCTTATCAACACTCTGAAGGAGGACAACAACCATGCACATTCTTGAGAACATCCAGACCCTGTCAGAATTTCTGACCAAGGAGACCTATCTCATCCTTGAGAACAGATTCCGTAACAAGCCCAGACCCATCCGTCGCACTGTGTACAAGTTCAGCACAGACATCGTCAAGTACGAGGGGATGAAACTCCCATTCCTCGGTAACGAAACGGTCGTGGCATTTTACGATGATGGCAACGACATTGAGCCGACCATGTTCGTGTCTGACAACTTCTATACCCTGTACCACACCAGCTCCCTGTGGAAGACCATCCAAGAGGACTGTAAGATGGCTTACGACCTCAACCATATCCAGCTCATTGATTTTTAAGGAGGACAACAAACATGAAAGCTAAACAGTATGCAAGCGAGTACATCGCCAAGCTCAACCACTCCAAGACCGAAGAGGAAATCAACCACGCCACCGTAGAGCTGCTCGTCCAGCTGATGAAAGAGGGTGAAGACCTCAAGCAGAAACGTCATGTTCGGTTCGACAGGGGCTTCCTACCCATCTGCAAAGAGCTCAATCAGAAGTGGAACGTCATCGCTGACCTCGTCGAGAAAGAGATGGGTATGACGGTTCTGGTACCTAACGCATACAGGGACTTCCTGTTCCTGAAAATCCCCGGTATGGAGGAAGCGTGGAGAAAGTGAGTGAATCCACCCTGCTGAGATACGGGTCGGTGCTGAAGAGTAACAACTTTACCACCTCCCGAGGGTTCTACACCATTCGCATCATCAGCTACGAGGGTCAGTTGTATTTCCACAAGATGAAAGATGGAAATCTGGTTGAGCTTATCAACCTTACAGAAATGGAGAAACGAGTATGACGACTATAAACATTGGGTACAGCAACTTCGTCAATGCCGACCATGTAGTTGCTATCGTCAGTCCGGAGTCAGCGCCTATCAAGCGCATGGTGCAGGAGGCTAAAGACTCTGGCCGCTGTGTAGACGCCACCTACGGACACCGCACCAGAGCCGTGCTGGTCATGGACAATGGAGCTATCGTCCTGTCAGCGGTCCAACCTGCAACCATCATCAATCGCAACGGTCAGAAGGAGGACAAGTGATGAAACCTATTCCTTTTGATAAGCGGGTATGCGTCTGTGGAGGAACACAATTCCACATGATGCCCAGAACGTTCCTCAACGGTCAAACCGCTGTTGGATTGTACTGTTCTGAGTGCGGACAGTGGCAGAAGTGGATGAACAAGAAAGACCGTAGTAGATTTGAAGCTCTACAATACAAGGAGGAGAAGTGATGAAAGAGTATATTGACCGGGCAGAGTACAGAGAAAGACTTAGCGACCTCGAAAGCTGGTGCCAAGACCTCAGAAAGCCGGGGCTGACACAAGCGTTGCAGATGTTCGACGAAATTCCTGCCGCTGATGTAACAGAAGTAATACCCTGCAGAGAGTGCAAGCATTACGACATGGGCGTATGCCTGAAAATCTACTCGGATGGTAACGTGCATACAGAGGCGTGGCAGAGCCGTAAGCCGGACGACTTCTGCTCCTACGGCGAGAGAAAGGAAACAGAGTAATGGACGCTGTGAAGTTTATCGAGGAGCGCAGAAGAATGTGTAAGGATACCAGAAGGTACTCACCTATTATGCTCGAGGGAATTTCGCCCAAGGACATTGTAAAAGAAGTAGAGGACTGGTCTGCTGCACACCCCAAAAAGACACGCCAGGACGTATTTCTGGAGCAGTGGCCGGAGGCAGTGCTTACTGAAGACGGTGTCATATCGATATGTCCGATTACAGTCTCTGCTGCTTACAGAAACAAAACTGGTGGCTGCGCCTCCCCAACACGCCCACAATGTGATGTCTGCTGCCGCGAGTTCTGGACAAAGGTGGTGGAGTAATGGACAACCTCTTACAGAATCTTGCTTCAGCATTATGGATTGTCATAGGCATTCAGGTTCTTGTCTGGCTGAAGCATTGGAACAAGAAGTTCAGTGAGCTGTACGATGAGCTGAAAGGGGAGATGAAGTAATGGCAAGCAATATGGAGGACTATTGGGGTAACGAAATCAGGTCGTATAAAAGGCAATTGCACACAGGACCCGACGATACACATGACTGGTGGAAATGGAGAGAGTTCCTGAAGTTGGGACGAATCATGAACGCCGAAATTAAATGCAAAGTGAGGATGTCATGATGGGAGAGCACAAGCATAATCCCACGGCCATAGCAGCCAAGAATGGCGAACTACCACCGAAGAAGAAACCTATGGGCACGGCGGAGAGTAGGGCGTGGGTGTATACATGGATACGAGAGCATACACCATTAGGAATTATGCAACAAGAGATAAGGAGAAACTCTTATGATATGTAACTGTAGAATATGCATAGAGAACGAGGACGGTTACTGCTCTTGCTCAAGCTGTGTAACCATTTCTGAAGATGGTAGCTGTGAGACAGAGAAAAGGAAGAGTGATGATAAGCCTACTGCTCATCTGGAGGGTGCTCGTTGGAAGTACTTCCGGAAACAGGGGATAGCTGTCTGTACTGCTTGCAGCTTCGAGCGGAAACTTGATGACAACTTCGGTAGAGCTATGGCTTGTCCAAACTGTGGTGCAAGAATGGAGGAGTAACATGTCTGAGCCTTACATCACCAGAAAGCAGAAACTGTTGGAGCTCTTTCCTAATACAGAACTCTTGGAGAATGGTGCTCCCAATATCTGCCCGCTGAGAGTCTCTAAACAATACCAGATGGCTCTTCCTAAGGAATGCCTTGCAGAGACCATGAAGTGTGAGGACTGCTTACAGAGCTTCTGGCAGGGACGATACACAGGAGGCGACTAATGGAGGAACGGAAATGAAAGCAGCAACCATCATTCTCAGTATCTGTTGCTTTATAGGGTTCTTGAGCCCCCTGTACTACAGACTGGCTGAAAAGACACCCTTGTGGGCTCTAATCATACTCTTTGTGCTCGGAAGCTCATTAGCAATCTACATCAATCTTTTGGAGGCCTGATATGAAGACAATGGTTGTATTCAGTAGAGAAGATTTTGAGGGCTTATCAGCTCTGCTTCAGAACGCTGTACATGATGCTGAAGTCCTTGAAAAGAACAACTCAAGTTACCTTACCAGTAGACTGATAGACACTCTGCATAACGTACAACAATACTTGAAGGAGGACAACGACAATGGAGATGACTAAGCGGATTGTAGAAATCATGAAGGTTCTTAGAAAACTCGGTATGCACGAAAATCTAATCGGGTTCCTCTATACTGTTACCGCCGTGGATGCCATACTCAATAGTGACCATGTGCTTCGGACCATGGAAATCTATGAAGCGGTAGAAGAGGCAGTTGGAATCCCTGCCAGCCGAGTGGAACGAAGCATTCGTCACTCGATAAAGACCCTATATGCAACCTCAAAGACAGTTCGGAATTCCCTAATCTTGGGGACGTCCTGTTGTTCATACAAGGACATCCCTTCCAATTCAACCTTCCTGTCTTCTGTAGCCAACTACATCCGTATGCAGGAGTATGAGGACACTAACAGAGTCACCTACTATTCCCGGCCTATAAACGCTGATGGAGACCCTGTATTTGCTCCTGACCTTGCGGAAAGGAAGTACGTAGCTGGATGGGGTGGTGGAGCGGAAACTGGTAGATACTGCCCCAATTTAACGGAGGTGATTACCCGTGATATAGAAGCCTGATTTATCTGATATAATGAAGCGTCTGTCTGAGTAGAGATGCCCCTGATGGGAGAAATCCTGTCAGGGGTACTCTTTTGGAGATTTTTGAAAATTTTTCAAGAAATTTTGTAAAAGGACTTTACTTTTGTAAAAGATGGAGTTATAATTGTATCATAAATCAAGAATAACACCACTTCAAGGAGGACTATAAAATGTTTGTTATTATGAAGAATGGTAAGTACACCAAAGATTTCACCAATGGAGAAAAGCTGACATCCAACTATTCTTGGGCAGAGAAGTTCACCAGCAAGAAAGCCGCTACCATTATTGCTCAGCAGTATGGTAAAAACCATGGTAAGGGATTCAAGGTTGTAGAGATTTGACCCAACTGATGAGAGCTGGATTGTAACCAGCAGAAACCGAATCACAACACCTATTCCAAGGAGGATATAAAGATGGTTACGATTTACAAGGACAAGCGCACCAACAGACTGTGGGCACTGGATGAGATGCTCACGATGGGCACCAAGGTTCACATGGTTCCTCTTACCGGTAAAGAGGACAAGTTCGTTTCTCAAAGCACTCTCAAGCGCTGGTATACCAAGTGGGATGAGGCCAACATGGTCGTGGAGCTCAAGGCGTTCACCGGAATGACCCTTGGCTGGTTCAAGGTCGAAGAAGAGACCAAGGACACCATCAGTTTCTGGACCAAGGCAAACAAGTACCTGACCTTCGACAAGAAGACTGACGCTCAAGTAAACGCCAAGAATCCCAAGTTCGCTAACCACATCGGGATGACCTATGGTTATCCCACCGTATTCTAAGGAGGACAATACAATGGCTAATATGGACAAGATTGCTGACAAGATTCAAAAGCTGCTCAATCTGGCGGGAAACAATCCCAATGAGGAAGAGGCTCAGGCTGCTCTCCTAAAGGCTCAGGAGCTCATGGCTCAGTACAACGTGGATATGGAGGCTCTTGGTGACAAGGAGAAAATCAAGTACTCCTTCGAAGTCTCTAACGTCAAGGCCAACCCCAGAGCCAGAAAGCTGCTCAACATCATCGCCGATGCTTTTGCTTGCAAGGCTCTCATCTCCGCTGGCCGTCACTGTGGCTTCTTTGGACGGGAGGATAATGCCAAGGCCGCCAAGGAGTGTATGGAGTTCATGCATCGTACCATGGAGCGTGGTATCAACCGGGTCTGCAAGGAGCACGGTCTTAAGTCCTCAGCTGTGGCCGGTGCCTCTGACATTTATAATGGGTATGCAGCTGGATTCCTCTCTGGTCTTAAAGAGACTGTGGATGCTCAGACCGTGGCTCTGGCCGTGGTTGTTACTCAGGACGTCAAGGACGCCTTTGCTAACCGTTTCCCCAACATCGGACAGTTCAAGGGGAAGAATACCACATGGAATCCTGCTTACAAGGATGCTTTTTACTCTGGTGTGGCTGATGGCCGTTCCGCTATGGGGAAGCGCTCCCTGAAGGCTGGGAACTAAACATGAAAAGGTACGAAAGGGGTAGAATGAGACAGGAATTATGAGGAAATTCACCCAAATTCTTGTCTCATTTCCCGGATTTTCCGGCTTTCTTTTTCTGGCCGGAGGAGTTATAATTACCTACAGATTGAGCGAGGAGGATGAATAATGGATTTTAACTTTGCTGTAAAGAACAGGAGTGAAGAGGAGCGTATACAGCTGCTTCAGAGCACCCTTGTGATGAGCGGAATCAGTCCTAAGAGCTTTCCTATGGATTGGCTTGCCAGTACTGACTACTTCCGTGCCCCGGCCTCTAAGAAGTTTCATGCAGCATACCCCGGAGGCCTGTATGAGCATAGTCTGAACGTCACCTATAAACTGCTCCAATTCACTGAAGCTGGTCTGTGTTCTCCGTGGGGACGGCCGGAAAGTCCTATCATTGTAGGTATGCTGCATGACGCAACCAAGATTGGACGGTATGCAGAATTCAAAGAGGTCAACCCCGATACTGGAGAGATGGAGATTTTCTACAAGGACAATCCCGACTACGTAAACCTCGGCGGACATGGAAATGACTCTGTTCTCAAGCTCAAGCAGGTCATGAGGCTCACGGAGGAAGAGGAGCTGTGTATCAGGTATCACATGGGTGCTTATGAGACCGATGATTGGGACGGCTTTGACAAGGCCATCCGCAAGTTCCCGAACGTACTATTCACCCATACCGCTGACATGTATGCCTCCAAGTGCATGGAGGTGACTCCGTGAGGAACAAGCCGGGGGACATTCCCTACCTCGGCGTTCGCAAGGAGCTGGTACTGACGGCTGAGCCTACCTTAGATGAGGAAGTCCTGCTACACCTGTATCGGTTCATCACTCGGCGGTATAAAGTCCATATCAAGAAGGACATCCAAGGTCTACCAGCTCCTTGGACAAAAGACCCGGTCATACAGAACTATCGGTTTACCAATGTCAGACGGGAGCATGACAAGGAAACTCGTTGGCTGATACAAAATATCGTCAACAATCCAAACGTTACCTATGAGGACAAGCTCCTCAACTGCGTGCTTTTCCGACTCTACAATAAACATGAAACATCAGAGCTGCTATCTCAACCTATTCCCTTTACTCATATTATAGAGAAGAACGGTGTATGGGATCCGGATTCCTATCGAGCACTCTTTGCCGCACAGGATTGCATATACCCTGAGCGAGTTTTCTTTACTGGAGTGTTCATGGTGAGTGGGTTGCTTCGTATCGCTAACCAGTACACTCCCGAAGGAACGGACGAAGAGGACACCAGAATGCGACCTCTGTGGCTTCTGAGACATCTGGTAGACCTGCACTTACCCGACCGGATAAAACGCTGCAAGACGGCTCGAGAGGTCTGCAGAGTCCTTTCTCGAATTGATGGTATTGGGGTGTTCCTTGGGTACCAGATGTTCGTGGATATGACCTACATACCGGAGTTCCCTTTCAGTGAGAACGAGTACGTAGTGGCTGGCCGTGGTTGTCAAAGGGGCTGCGAGTATCTGTTTGAAGACTCCGATGACATGACTTACGAAGAGTGTATCTTTTGGCTGCGAGACCATCTTGAGGACATCTTTGCCGAGCATACAAAGGGAAAATTTAGCTGCAAGACCCTGTTCCATGACCTCCCTCCTTATGACCAGCAGTTCAATGTCATGAGCATAGAGAATTGTCTGTGCGAACTCAGTAAATACACCAGAGTTCTACGTAAAGAGGGAAGACCAAGAAAACGTTATCAAGGAGGACAAGATGAAAAAGACAAGAAATGAGCTGCGACGAGACCGGATTTATGACATCATCATAACCATTGTGATGGTACTGGTGCTCATTGCCGTGGGTATCCAAATCGGTGCTTGGATTGAAAATGCCAAGTATGAGCCCAAGGAGAGCAAACAGGTCTACTACGAAGCCAGTGATTGTGCCTTTGAGATGCCTGAAGACCCACTGGAGACTTATCTCATTGAACGAGCAATCATGGCCAAGCCTACTCCCGCTGTAATGGGTTATGACTATGATTATGTGTGTCGTGTTGTTATGGCTGAGACCGGGGGCGAGTACAATGAAGACCTTACACTGGCAGTATGTCAGGCTATTGCCAATGCCGCTGTAGAAAACAACTGGACTCCCGAGGAAGTCTGTATCAAGTACAAGTACACCAGACCCCACGAGTATACCAGTGACTTCATTCAAAACATCTGTGACCGAGTGTTTATTCAGGGCGAAGTATATGAGGCCTCTGGAAATGCTCAGGTTTTCTACAATCCCAGTTATGGTCACAGCAGCTACCATGAGAGTCAGAGCTTTGTGTGTGAAATTGGTGGTGTTCGGTTCTTTGAGAGGGTGAGTGTATGATACCTGTATTCGTACCTTCCTACAAGCGTCCCAAGGCTAAATTCCTTGTACGCGCCATGGAGCAGGAATTTCCTCTGTATGTCTTTGTGCGTAAAGAGGAGAGGGATGCCTACGCATGGATAAAGGAGCGCCCTGATACTACTCTGGTATTGCTGTCCAACGTTTCTAACATTGGTGAGACTCGCAGAGCCATGTTCCGCTATGCTGTACACCATCGGATACCTAAAATCATCATGGTGGACGATGACGTTACCCGTTTAGACTTGTCTATGGTTGACCCGGTATCCGGAAGGGTAAAGGCTTCCGGCAATGTGACTGGTCATACTGAGAGCTGGAACAAGGTCATTACTCGGTTTGAAAATCTCTGGGGTAAACAGGCCATGTTCGGTGCCTCTTATAGACCCTTCAGTTGGTCTATGTCTGAGGAGGAAATTCTCAAGCTGAGTAGAGGTCAGCTTCAGCAGGTCGTTGGTATCAATGTCAAACAGATTTACAAGGCTGGCCTGAATTATCAGAGCAATACAGTCGTTGGAAATGAAGACCTGTTCCTCCAGCTGGAGTGCTATCAGCAGGGATTGGAGTGTGTCAAAACCAATGCTATTCAGTATGACTGTCCCGCTATGGGTGCCGGAGAAGGAGGCTGTAATGCTTCGGAGCTCGGTTCTCTTGCAGAAAAGCAGAGAGTCAGGGTAGAGGCATTTCTCAAGGCATGTAATAATTCTCCCGCTGTACGAGTGGCTACTACCAGAAGCGGGATTGAGAGTATCAAGTTCAACTGGAAAGAGATAAACAAGATGATGGAGGGAGTACTATGAATACAAACAGTTGGTTGGATATGGCGGAGATGTACGCTCAGAAGAAGAGCGGTTGTAACAAAGTCGCCGTAGGTTGTGCCATTGTTAGTCCTGACCGGAGGCAGCTTTTGACTCTGGGAGCAAATCAGGCCATGCCTGACCTGTGCAAGTCGGAGCGTGGCTGTCTGCGGATGGAGCTCTATGGTGAAGACAGTAAAGCACACCGGAACTCTGGTGATTGCAGAGCCATTCACAGTGAGATTGATGCCATCTCTGGCGCGGCTGAGTGGGGTGTGTCTCTGCGTGGGGCTATTGCCTTTGTTACTCGGTATCCTTGCGAAAGTTGTGCCAAGGCACTGATTCGTGCCGGTATCAAGGAAGTCTACTATGGCGGGACTGCTACTGTGAGCGAATATACCAGATACCTGTTCGAGATGTACAAAGTCCGATGCTATCATATTACAGGCTGGCGTGAAGACCTGTCTGACCGATAAGGAGGAGAATACCATGGCAGATGTAAAGCTAAATCGAGACCAATTGAATGTGCTGGCGAAAGCAAGAATGACCTATGGTGATACTGCACAGATTCTGGTATCCAATGAGGAGCTCTGTGAGCTGGCTGCGGTATGTGCCAAGTTCCCTCGCTATGAGTCCCCTAACAAGGCTCGAGAAGAGCTCTATGACAAGGCTGTGGATGAGGTGGCTGACGTCATCATCGTCCTTGACCACATCATCAACATCTTTGGTGTAAAGGACACTGACCTGAGTGCCCGCATCAATGGCAAGATTGCTCGTTTGACAAACTGGTTGAACAAATCCACCTCTATGGAGCAGACTACCATAGATAGAAACGTCCCTCAGGATGACCCGGAGCAATTATCTCTCTTTGAGACGATGGGTTGTCCCTGTGTGGGGTGTAGCTACTACAAGAATTTCCTGGAGCTGAAGCTCGGTGGGAAGTGCTATGAGTGCCGAGGAACTGGCAAAAACTTCAATCCAAGGGAGGACTAATCCATGCCCATGACATTGAGCGAGTTCAATCGCTTGATAGGACAAGACTCATACGTCCGCTGCATGGGTAAAAAGCGGCTGGACACAGCGATTGTGAATGAAGCTGCTGCAGATGCTCATCTGTTCTCCGGAGGTCAGATTGGCTGGTGGGTTCGTACCGGATACATAGTCGTTGACATAGACGAGGGTAAAGCAGAAGCTCTTAAAGTCATCAAGGCTCTTGGTCTCAAGACTCTGATGGCGAAGACTCCAAAGGGGTTGCATCTGTATTTCAAATGTGATAAGGAATACCCTCAGAAGGTCGGTATGGTTCTGCCCTGTGGTCTGAAGTGTGACTTCCGTTGTGCAAACAAGGGGTACGTGATTCTTCCGTGGGGTACAGATGGTCGTTCCTTCAACAAGTGCCGACAGATTGCAGAGCTCCCGCCGGAGTGGACACCTATGGTCAACCGGAAGGAGACCCTCCTTGGACTGAAGGATGGCGATGGCCGGAATGCTACCTTATTTGCACATTTGATGGCATACAAAAATCGTGGAGCAGACGATGACCAGATTGAGCGCATAGCGCACGTCATAAACCAGTATATCTTTGACGAGCCTATGGCGGATAAGGAACTGGAGCGTATCATAGAGAATACCAAGAACTATGAAGCGGCCAAGCAGTTCGACAATCCGTATCTCCTGTACAATGGCAAGGGCATTCCCAATGGCGTGAACTACCGAGCCATTTGTGATGCCTTTGTCAATCGAGGGGACATCTTTGTTCTGGGTGGTGAATGCTACCAGTACAAGGAGGGTGTATACTCTGAGGCCAGCAGCTTCGTTCGGAATGCTATCAAGGACATGATTGTGGTTGACAACCTCATTACTCAGACCCGCATAATGGAAGCCTATCGGCTCATCACTGATGATACACGGTTACAGAGGACAGCACTGGAACTCAACCGGGACAAGAATCTCATCAACTTCCAGAACGGTGTATGGGACATAGAACGGAAAGTGCTACTTCCACATGATAGCAAGTATCTTCAGACTCTGCAGATACCTCATGAGGTCGGGGAGTACGTACCCTTTAAGGAGACCCGGCTCTATGACTTCTTCCAGAAGACTAAACTTCCTAAGGAAGACATCAAGATGCTGCTCAAGTACATGGCCTACTGTCTAACCTTGGACTACGGTCTGAAGACCTTTATGATTCTCTGTGGTCAGTCCAATACAGGTAAATCAGTTCTCATCCGGTTCTTTGAGACGCTGGTTGGTAAACAAAACGTGTCCTCTTTGAGTATGCATGAGCTCAACATGAGGTTTTATCCGGCTCAGCTCTATAACCGGCTATTGAATTCCTGTGCTGATAACTCTTCACTTCCTTTGTCCTCAATTGAAAATTTGAAGAAGATTACTGGTGGTGACCAGATAATGCACGAGCGCAAAGGTAAAGAGCCATTCTTCTTTGTGCCGTTCTGCAAGCTGATTTTTTCCTTCAACCAGCTCCCGCTCCAGTTGGAAGAGAAATCCAATGCATTCTATAAGCGCATGAGAATTCTGTTTATGAATAGGGAGCTGTTCTTGAACAACGAATACGTCAATGACCTGTGCAGTGAAGAAAGTGTCTCTCAGATAATTCCCTACCTGTTACACCTACTTCCACTGAAGGAGATTCCTCGTACAAGTATGAGTGACCGGTATGTGGAAGCCTTGCGTCAGGATAGTGATAGCATTCATGCATTCGTTTCCAATCATTGCGAGCTCGGTAATGACTGCATAGTGGAGAAGAATGCTCTGTATGAAGCCTATTGTCGGTTCTGTATTGATACAGGGCGAGAAAGCCATAAAAAGCACGCATTCGCTCGTAACATGAGAGCCAGAGGCTTTAAGGATTTGAGAGACAGTAAATCCCGGGACTATGTCTGGTCCGGTATTGCTTTAAAGAAAGGGGTGTAATGATGGAAAGAAAGCCTGTTCCCGGATTTGAAGGGAGCTACGAAATAGATGCCAATGGTGCTGTGTACAACATGAAGGGACATCCTATAAAGCCCACCAGCACCCCCTATGGAGCTGCTGTTGACCTTTGTGCATACGGACAGAGGGAGCTGCTGCTCATAGCAGATATTCTCAAGGAGGTTTTCCATGGCAAGAATCACAGTGCTTGATGCCTACCGTGTAGCGATTAAGACCTTGGAGGGTCTGCCTGATAAGAGTCTGGTCAGTAAGACCGGAAAAAGAGTCACAATTCATGAGGTCGCAGGGGTTCTCCGTACGGTTGCCCACTGGTGCTACCCTGAGCTGTCCTCTGAGGACATCCAGAAGGTCGTCAGGTGTGAAAAGTGCGAGCACTATCATCGTTACCGTAAGAAGAGTGAGTACAAGTCTCCCATTGTATACATGTGTGATATCGACAAGGTTCGTCGTCCGCCGGACTTTTTCTGTAAGGATGGTGTAGAGAAATGAAACAGAAGATAGGGCGTGTCGGCTCTACAGAAGAGCCTATTTCTGATGCTCAGGTTGTGTTTCATGCTGTTTACAACCTTCTGTATGAAAAGATAGAGCAGGAGCCGAACAAGGGTATTGTCGTTTCCAAGGGCAATCCCAACCAACGAAAAGTCTCTTGGTCTAAGGTGCTGCGAATGGCTCACATGCTTGAAGACTTCTTTGCTCTGAGGAGTCAGCGCTGTGGGGAAGAAGTCTGCCAGACCTGTAAGTACTGGGAATCCATTTCTGAGGTATCTCCTTGGATGGGAGCCTGTAAAAAGTACACAAAACGCATGCACGCATTAGAGCGTTGTAAGAAATGGAGGGAGTCCTCATGAGTTACCAGTATGCCACAATCGATATTGAGACTACCGGTCTTAACCGTTACAAGGACTCCATCACGTGGATTGGTGTGGGTCTTGCGAAAACCATTGATGATGACCTGTCCAAAATTCTCATCTATGACGGCACCTCCAAGTCGGACATGCAAAAGTTTCGCAACGTGATGAAGCACGTCAGGGAAGCCAAGGCCAAGACAGTGTTTCAGAACGGAAAGTTCGATACTCTGTTTATCGAGCAGCAGCTCGGTCTGAAAATCCCTATTCATGAGGATACCATGCTCATGGGAACTGCCTATGACCTCGTAGCTGAGCATGGTCTGAAGAAGATGGCTCAGGCGTACCTCGGCGTCCCTGACTGGGATATCTCCAAGAAGGAAAAGCTCGGTGGAGACCGGGAAACTGTTGTCCCATACCTAAAATGCGACGTCAAGTACACATGGCAGCTTTTCCAATACCTGTGTGCTCACATGAATTCCCAGCAGATGAAAATCTATACAGACCTGCTTCGTCCTGCTTACAGGGCATACCGAGACATCGAACGGAATGGCCTGTACCTTGACCTGAGTGCCCTGAAGTCCGTACAGAAGAAGTACGGTGACGAGGAGAAGCGGCTTGCCAAGGAGCTCAAGGCTCACCATGACATCAATTGGAATAGCTCTGCTCAGGTTGCTCATGCGCTGTTTGACCTTGATGGTATACCGTCTCTGTACAAAACAGGCAAAGGTGCTCCTTCTGTGGCTGCGGATGTCTTGAAGGAACTGTCTATGCAGGGATATGAAGTTCCCAAGCTGTTACTCCAGTACAAAGACGCTGCTACCAGAAATAAAATGTTCCTCAACCGATGGGAAAGTGACTGCTATGAAAGTAGGATACACCCAAACTTCAACCTCACCAATGTAGTCTCAGGCCGTACCAGCTGTAACAATCCCAACCTCCAGCAAGTTCCCAGAACAAAGGATATCAGAGGTCTGTTTGCAGGTGCCCCCGGTATGATTCTTTTTGAGGCTGACTACTCACAGTTGGAGTTGAGAATAGCTGCCCACTATGCCAATGAGAAGACCATGCTGAACATCTACCGTAACAATGGTGATATCCATACAGAGACTGCCAAGCTGTTCACTAATGGTCGCGAGCCTACTAAGGAAGAGCGCGGCAAGGCCAAGGCCGTGAATTTCGGTTTTCTGTATGGTATGCAGGCCAAGAAGTTCGTGAAGTACGCCTTAGACAGCTACGGACAAACCTTCACTCAGCACGAGGCCGAGCACATCCGTGACCTGTTCTTTGCCAAGTACTCTCGCCTATTGCCATGGCATAAGGAACAAGAAGCACTCTGCGAGATGCAGGGTGGTGTAGCTAATATGTTCGGCCGGTTCCGTCGTCTGCCCCTGATTTACTCAGGGAACAAGTGGGAACGCGCCAGTGCTGCCCGTCGTGCTATCAATACCCCGGTTCAAGGCTCTGGCTCTGACCTTCTCATTTCTGCTGTAACTCAAATCAACAAGGAGCTCAAGGGGATTGCATGGGTCGGAGCTACCGTACACGACTCCATCATTGGAGAGTGCCGTGAAGAGGACAAGGAATTCGTGGATAAGACCATCCGCCGGATTATGAAGCACCCTCCTGTCTTGGACAAGTTTGGAGTGGAGCTGCGTGTCCCCTTGGATGTGGACATTGGATGGGGTCCTTGGGGAACTCACTAAAATAGTGCGAAAACTGTAGAAAAACAAAGACCAGGGATGAGAGATAAAGCCAGTCAGCAAAATTTCCTCAAAAATACTCAATTTTGGGGCTTTACTTTTTCAATCCGCCATGTTATAATACACAATGTAAACAGGAGCTGACCGCTTCAACAAAACAATAATCTTAAGGAGGATACAACAATGTTGGATGTCAAGAAGGGCGATAAGGTCATCGTCAAGGGTTTTACCGGTATCAAGCTGTGCGTTTCTGAGGTCGCTGAGGCTACCAAGAAGACCATCACTGTCCTGAAGAAGGATGGCAGCGAGATGGTCTTTGACCGTAAGACCTGCAAGCAGATTAACGTCGAGGAGGGTAAGGAGAAGTACGCCAACTCCGTCATGGAGGATGATGGCAGTTATGTCGCTCCTTCTACCAAGAAGGTCGTCAAGAAGAAGGGCAAGAAGGTCGCCAAGCCTGTCACCAAGAAGGCCAAGCCTGAGCCCGAAGACGATGAGGATGAGGACGACGAGGAGGAAGAGGAAGTCAAGCCCGCCAAGAAGTCCAAGCCCGCCAAGAAAGCAGCCAAGAAGTCCAAGAAGGTCGTTGAGGAAGACGACGATGACGACTTCGAGGATATGGATGACTGATTCAACGGCTGGGGGCTAACGCCCCCGCCTCTAATGCAGCTCAAGACTGGTGGGAAAGCCTTTACTGGCGAGTAACTCGGTGTACACCACTCAAAAGTGTACCTCGCTTGAACGGTGACAAGCCCGTGTAAATGCAGAGTCGAGGAGTGCGTGTGTTGAACCCCCACACGCCATATAACGGGAGGCTCCGTCTTGCCGCCTTTCTGGGAGGTAGAGAGTCGACGGCGGAGCCTCTTCTATGCAGATGTAGCTCAATGGTAGAGCATTCGGCTGTTAACCGAAGGGTTGTTGGTTCGAGCCCAACCGTCTGCGCCACCGTCGGTACAGCACGACGGCCAATACTCTTTCCCCTACTGGAAGCTGTGACCGTAAGTAAGTTCTGACCTCGGTCAGAGAGTACAGCTCACCTGCGTAATCTGGGTGCTCCGAAACCAATCGGCAGGTCTATTTCTATGAAGGGAGGAAAGAACCATACATATCAGCTATTCCAGGATGTCCACTTACCTCAACTGTCCTTATCAGCACTGGTTACGATACGTCAGACGGCTGGAGAAGAAAGCGCCGGAAAGACCTCTGTACTTCGGCACTGATTTCCACAAGCTGCTGGAACTTCGGAACGACCCAGCTGCATTGAAGGAGGCCAAGCAAGTCATCAAGGATACCTACTACGAGTTACCGGCTTCACAGCAGGGTGTACTCGGTGAGAACTACATTGATGACCTGTTTACCATCTTTAAGGACTATCGACGTCTGTACAAGGACGTTCGTCAGCCTCAAGTCACCGAAAAGGAATTCGAGCTGGAAGTTGGACGTATAAACAACGAGCCTATTATCTTTGTTGGGAAGATTGACGAGCTGTACCTCATGAAGAGACAGGGAGTCAAGTACATCACCATCGGTGAACACAAGACGTTCACCAACAAGCCAAACGCCGAAACCTTGGTTATGAACACACAGAAGTGTCTCTACGCAAAGGCGGCGTATCTTTTGAAGGGTGTATTACCTGACAAGGTAAAATGGGATTACATTAAGTCCACTCCAGCGGCTGAGCCGATTTGGCTTGAGAAGACAGGACGGTTCAGTGAGGCTACGTCCACCAAAATCACTCCTATGAGCTGGCGGCGAGCCTGTAAGAGTAGAAACATCATTGACCCAGAAATTCTCCATAAAGGAGACCGATACAAGGACAACATCACAGAGTTCTTCTTCCAAGTTGAGCTCCCCATAGACCCGAAGATGGTGGATATCATCTGGGATGGGTATCTGTATACCGCCCAGAACATCATCCGTTGCGGGGCTAATAACAAGACTCATAATGTTACCCGGAACTGCTCTTGGTGTAGTTACCATGACATCTGTTATGCCGAGATGACCGGGGGTGACGTTGAGTATACTATCGCAAAAGACTTTGTAGAGAAGGAGTGATTCCATGGGTCTATTAGACTCCGCTGTCGACATCCACGAACTCGGTCAACGTAATTTCTGGGTGCTGTACGGCAAATCCAACAGCGGCAAGACGTATGTCGCATCCACATTCCCCAAGCCCCTGCTGTATGTACAGATAGGTGATGATGGCTCCAACACGATTGCTCATGTGGATGGTATAAAGGCCATCTCCATTGAGAATGTGGAGCAGTTCAAAACACTCTGTGAAGAGCTCAAGAAAGACAAGAAGTACGCAACCATTGTTGTTGATACATTTTCCATGGTGGTCAACGAATGGGTGCAGCAGAAGGTCACTACCAAGGGCAAGAAGATGACTCAGCAGCTCTGGGGCGACCTGAAGACCGAACAGGAGGAGCTCATCAAGTCCCTTCATCGGTTAGCAAAGAAGCACATTGTCGTGGCTACCTGCCATGAGAGCATGGATGCAATCGAGGGTATGGAGGACGAGATTACCCCGGACATCCGTCCGTCTGTGTCCAAGGGTGCTCGTACCTACCTTGAGGGCATGGCTAACTACGGTATCCACACAACTAAAATCGTCAAGGAAGTCACCAAGGGTAACGAGACCAAGGAAGTTGTCAAGTATGCAGCCGACATCGGTCCCAATCCTTACTACTGGACCAAGCTCCAGATTGACCCGAGTGTCAAAGTTCCCAAGCGTATCATCAATCCGACCTACGACAAGTTCATGGAAGTCATTGGGTCGGTTGACAATAACTAATTTTGGAGGTACCTACTATGAGCAGAAGAATGAAAGTCGATATGACCGGTGTTGAGAGTTACTCTCGTTGCCCGGAGGGTCAGTTCCCCGCCAAGCTGGTCAAGCTGGAAGAATGCAGCATTCAGGGTTCTGGTGACGATGGTCTCAAGGCCAAGTTTAAAGTCACCAGTGGTTCTGGCAAGGGCAGTAACGTCTTTGAGACCTTCTCTCTGGCCGAAAAGGCTCTGTGGAAGCTGAAGATGATGCTGGAGGCCATGGGTATGAAGGCTGTCGGCAAGATGACCCTTGATTTGGACAAGCTGGAGGGCAAGTCCGTCGGTATCGAGGTCGTCCATGATGAGTACAATGGCCGTAAACAGGCCAAGATTGCTCAGTACCTCAAGCTGAGCGAGCTGGAGGATACTGAGGCCGATGAGGATGATGAGGACGATGACGATGAAGATGAGGATGAGGAGCCGGTGAAGAAGCCCGCCAAGAAAGCTCCCACCAAGAAGTCCAAGAAGCAGCCCGAGCCTGAGGATGACGACGAGGACGAAGATGAGGATGACGATGATGAGGACGAGGAAGAGGAAAAGCCCGCCCCCAAGAAGTCCTCTAAGAAAGCTCCTGCCAAGGCTTCCAAAAAGACCAGCAAGAAGTCCAAAAAGGACGAAGACGATGACGAGGACGACTGGGAGGACGATGAGGACTAATCCCATCTGACTTCTACCGGGGGAGGGGTGACCCTCCCCCAATACAAGGAGGAACACTATGGACAAGATTACAATCCATTCCGAGCTTTGCACAGAGATGCATGCCCTGTACAAGCACAAAAATGCTGACTACGGAGATAGCTTTGCTCGGCTCCGAAAGCGTTACCCGAACTTTGTGTGTATGCGGCTGTTTGACAAGCTCAACCGTCTGGACACCATCATCCAGCCGGGGTATGAGTGTAAGGTGTCTGACGAGAAAATTGAGGACACCCTGATGGATATCGCCAACTATGCTATCATGGAGCTGACTGAGCGTAGAGCTGAACGCCCTTTCGCTGAAGAAGTGATGAGACGAGCTCGTAATAGCGAGCCTGTGGTCATCAAGAACACCGATATCTGATAGGAGGAAAATCATGGCTGTAACTGTATTCAATGCAAAAACCGTAAACGAGGCTTGGGAACAGGCTTTCGAGGCTCTGAAGGCTCAGGCCAATGAGGGCTTCAATGATACCTCTCGCGATGGAGGGGTTGTGGGTGAGATTACCGATGCAGTCTTCTGCATTGAAGACCCCACTCGCAACATCGTGACCAGTCCCATTCGCAAGATGCCTATGCGCTATGCCGTGGGCGAGCTTGCATGGTATCTATCTGGCTCCAACAAGGCTTCCGACATCGGTCGCTTTGCTAAGAAGTGGCTGGAAATTTCTGACGACGGCGAGACCAACAACTCCGCGTATGGTTATCGTATTTTCACAAAGTTCGGCTTTGACCAGTGGAAGCACGTCAAGAACATGCTGCAGAAAGACCCCAACTCCCGTCAGGCAGTTATCCACATCAAGGACGCTGATAACAAACTTACCAAGGATACCCCATGCACGGTCTATCTGCAGTTCTTCATTCGGAATGGCAAGCTGAATCTCTCTGTTCACATGCGCTCCAATGACATCTGGATGGGTGTACCCTATGACATGTTCAGTTTCTGTTTCCTGCAGATGAAGATGGCTATGGAGCTGGGGGTTGAGATTGGTGAGTATCATCATTATGCCGGTTCTTTGCACATGTATGCTCGGGACTGGGAAGCCGCCAAGAAGAACATGGGTGAGGTCTGCTGTACTGAGCTGAAGAGGTGACCTGATGTCATACAACAGGATTACCAAGGGACCAGAGCTCATTAAAGTGATGGTCAAAATCCTTGACGAGAACAAGGACATACTGGTATGGGACCATTTCTGTTACGCGCCCAAAGACCTGTACCTCAAGTTCTTGGAAAACCGGGGCATTGAGCGATTCGAGATGGCAGAGTACCTCCAGCGTTGGTGCCTGTTGGACTTCAACTGTGATTTGCCTATGACCAGAGCGCAAGACATAACCGTGCTCAAGGAACTGATACTGGACAAGTACTCCAAAATCTTCCCTTACCTGTCTCGTCCGAGCAAGACAGACCGGCAAGGGTGGATTAGAGTGTGGCTGTCCGAACACATGGAAAGAGAAATGAGGAAAAAGAAATGATTGACAAGAGTACCTACAATGAGGGTGCCCTGTTCCCTCAGATTGCTGCTGTGGACTTTGATGGTCTGCTGGTGGAGAACAAGTTTCCCGAGATTGGTGAAATTCGTCAGCCGATGTTCAATGCCGTAAAGTGCCTCCAGGAAAACGGCTGGAAAATCATCCTGTGGAGCTGCCGTACCGGGGATATGCTGAAGGACGCTGTGGAGTTCTGTGTTCAGCACGGTCTCGTTCCTGATGCTGTGAATGAAAACCTCAAGGAAGTTCAAGAATACTTCGGCGGCGATACTCGTAAGGTCTTTGCCAACATGTACTTGGATGACCGGAGTGCAAATTACCGGAGCGACCTTGGAGTATTCGCAACTATCCCACCGGAGACTCTGTAATCATGAAAGAGAGCAGCTTTCAGAGCAGAGCACTCCAGTACCTCAACTCCATACCGGGGTGCAGGGCTGAGAACGTTTCTGGTAATGCTATGCAGTCCGGTAGACCCGACATCAACGGCTGCTACTGTGGCCGTATGTTCAAGCTGGAACTGAAGGTTCCTGACCACAAGAATGTAGCCACCAAGAAACAGGAACTGGAGCTCCAGAAGTGGGCAGCTGCGGGTGCTGTTGTGGGTGTTATCTACTCTATGGAGTCTCTCAAGAAATTCATGGAGTGCTTAGAGCACCCTGTTTACCCTGTCCGTGAGAAACGGTTCAAAGAGGAGAATGGTTGTGAGTCTTGGTTCAAGCTCTAACTTCATACTCAAGACCAAGCCTTGGGCACACCAGCTCAAGGCTCTTGAGTATCTATACCCTCGGGACGCTGCTGCTCTGTATACCAAACCGGGCAGCGGCAAAACCAAAATCATGATTGACCTCATTGTCAACCGAGGGTTCAAGCGTGTATTAGTAGTAGCTCCTAAAAAGCCCTGTGAAGTGTGGAAGCCTCAGATACAGCTACACTCTGACATCCCGCCGGAAAACATACATGAATTGTATTCTCTCAGCGGGAAGAAGAAGGCTGAGCTGCTAAAGACCTTCAAGACTGTACAACCGGGCGAGGGCTGCTCCATCTTCATCTGTAACTATGATTCCGTCTGGCAAAAGCCTGTTGATAAAGTCTGGTTCTACAAGAAGCTGGGAATTGACTGCGTTATCTGCGATGAGAGTCACCGCATCAAGTCTCCATCAAGCAAGTGTTCCTGTTTCCTTGCTCGTCTCGGAAAGGTTGTTCCGCATCGGTATCTACTGACCGGTACACCGCTGGCTGAAAATCCTATGGATGTGTATGCTCAGTACAGATTCCTTGACCGGTCTATCTATGGTACCAACTACCGAGCATTCTGTGAGCAGTACCAGAATATTGACATCAACCTGAGTGCTCGTGTTGGCTTTCCAATTCTGGACAAGAAGCAGCCTTATAAAAACCTTGATGACCTCAAGGAGAAGATGTTCAGTTGCGCTTTCTATATGAACTCTACGGTCAAGCTCCCAAAAACGACCAGAATGGTTGTCAAGATACCCATGCCCGCCGGATTGGAGTACTTGTACAAGGAGCTTGATAAAGAAGGTGCTCTGGAGATGGAAGAGGGCTTCTTGACCGTGAACAATGCTCTGTCCATGGTCATACGGAAACAGCAGGTAACAAGTGGGTATCTCCCTCTGGAACGAGATGATGGTACAACCGAGCTCAAGCGTATCAGTACATATAGGCGTACATTTTTATACAAGTTCCTCAAGCAGTTACCGGAGTCAGAGCCTGTTGTCATCTTTGCGAAGTTCCAAAAAGACCTGTATTCTATCCGCAAGGTCGCAGAACGTCTTGGTTGCGGGTATTCAGAGGTGTCTGGCCGGGAAAATACCCTCAGGGACTGGAAGTCTGGAAAGACCCGAGTTCTGGGTGTACAGTATACAGCAGGGTCAGAGAGTATTGACCTCACTCGTGCTCATCTCTGTATATTCTACACCCTTGACCACTCTTTGGGGAAGTATGAGCAAGCGCGGGCACGAGTACATAGACCGGGTCAAGAGAGCCCATGCATTTACTACCACTTCACCGCTGTGATGTCTTCCGGTCGGACGGTTGACCAAGACATTGTACAATGTTGGAAAGACAAGAAAAATTACATAGACCTTATCATGAGAGGAGCCTTGTAAATACAGGGTTCCTCTTTATTTTGAAAATTTTCTCAAAATTTTTGTAAAAAGTGCTTTACTTTTCCAAAAGATAGAGTTATAATTGTATCATAAATTAAATCAACCCCCTCAATTCTGAAAGGAGCTCTACAATGAAAAACGATATGATTAAAATCACCTGCATCGATGGCACTAACTTCCTGACTTCTCTGGATTACACCACTGAAAAGATGACTGAGCTGATTGATGAGTCCAGCAAACAGATGCCGGAAAGAAAGCTGTCCTACAAAGTATTCAAGTCCGGCGAGATGCCTCTGGAGGAGCTGCCCGAACTGATTCAGACTCAAGTCAAATCCGTTCTTCGTGCGTATCCCCGCTGCACGGTGACTTATGAATATGGCAAGTTCTCCGTCAGCGCCGGTTGCTGTATCAAGAATCACTACAACTTTGACCACTATGTGGCTGGGACTTACTGGGACAGCGATGTCTACACCCTCGAGGAGCGTCGGCAGAACTACAAAGAAGAGTTCGGATATGCACCTTGCTTCTAAGCTGTACCAAGATGTTTCTGATATGGAAATTCGCTTTTGGAAATACACTATTTAGAAGAAAGCGAGCAGAACTACATTGAAGAACTTTAAGGAGGTAACACCATGAAAGAGTACACCGTCAAGAACAATGATTTCACCGAATTCGACATCAATCCTGACCTGACCTTGGACAGAGTTGACCGTAATGGTACCCACTACTACACCAATAACCGTTGCCCCAAGTGCGGCGGAGAGAAGTACATCTCCTATTACACCCATGTTGACGGCGGTGTTTGCTTCCTCTGCGGCGGTACTGGTGTTCATCCCACCAAGGTGGTCGTCAGAACCGAAGAGTACGCCGCCAAGCTGGATGCCAAGCGTCTGGAGAAAGCTCGCAAGACTGCTGGAGCTCGGAATGCCGAGTACCTTCATCGTCAAGGCTTCAACGCCGATGGTATGACTTGGGTAGTCATGGGTGAGACCTATTCTCGCAAGGACGAGCTGAAGGCCGCTGGTTGTAAGTGGAGTCCTGAGTTCGGCTGGCACTTTGACCACGAGACCGAGCAGTTTGACACGGTTGTAGTGACCATCCGTACCATGATTCCGTACTTTGAGGACGAGAATGGTCAGCCTTGCACTTCCGCTATCGGTCAGTACTCCGTTGACGGAACTCTGTATTTCCTCCGCTCCGAGTTCATTATGGACTACATGAAGTCCCTCCGCGAACAGTACATCGCTGACCACGCTCCTAAGACCGAGCATTTCGGTAACGTGGGTGATAAGGTGGAGCGAGAGGTCAAGCTCGTTCGTCGCGCTGGGTTCGACACTATGTGGGGAACGACCTTTGTGTACACCTTTGTGGACTCCGATGGTCATCAGTTCATCTGGAAGACTGGCTGTTACCTTGACCAGTCTGAGGGCAGCACCCTCACCGTCCGGGGTACGATTAAAGCCCACTCCGAGTACCGGGGTGCGCGGCAAACTGAGCTCACCCGGTGCCGAGTCGCGTAAATCTCGTTCTTCCGAATTCCTCTCATCCTATTTCGAGTCCGAGAGGAAGGGGGTGGTAAACTACTACCCCCGATTTCGGAGGACGCCTCGAGGATTTTAGACCAAAGAAACTCCCCCACCACACGGCGGGGGAGTACTTTATTGAACACCATGGGGTGGCAGGGGGACAATTCGGTGCTCCTCCTCGCTCCACACGAACATCTCCGTACCGGGCTGCACCGTACAGACAGGAGCGTACTTGTTAGGTGATACCCTCACGAAGAGCTGTGGAGGGTTCAGCACAGAATCTTTCCTACATCCTTGCACTTTTCCTCATACCTCTCATGATATTCTTCCTGAAGCATACCAACGTAACCGAAGTCATAGTCAGCAGCTTTCAGTTCAATGCAGAGTCGTTCCAGATACTTCAGCTCCAAGTCCACGTCGCACACGAGGCAATTGATTTCGTTGAAGTCGGCTACACAACCCCAGTCAAGCAGCATTCTCGCGCTTTTCTCATACAGGGCTTTGGTATCCGTCTCCCACTCCTTGTACTGCTCCATGGCTCTCTGCACGGCCTGTTTCCTCACCGCAGGGGTGACGGCCATACGATTGTACTGGTACCAGTCATAGGGGATGATGTCAACTGGCTCCACGTCCTCGTTGGGAAGCAGCATGCCATGATGGTTGATGTAGTACCGCTTGAGTTTGCGGTGCATACAGGACTCCTCCAGATACTGGTACTCGTGCATCCGTTTGAAGCCTCTCAGACCAAGAAAATCGAAGAGGTCAGCCATGTCGTTGTGGAACATGAGAGCTAAGACCTGACGGGAGTTTACCGCAGTGAACAGTTCTTTGACATCCTTGGGACTGTACTCTGCAATAGACAGTTTTCCGTTCATACTTGTCCTCCTTCCAGCTTGCTGAGCAGCAGGTCAATCTTCTCATCTTGAATGGAAAGGTGTTTATGGATGTCGTCAACCGCAGCTTGGACGGCCTTACTCATCGTACTTTGGTCAACGTTTTCACCATAGTTGGCTACACCAATTAGAAACGAGATGATTGCCAGTGCATCAAGCAAAGTCAACTGTTCTTTCATTCCTTGACCACTTCCATAGCGACGTTCATGGTGTTGACGGTCTGGCTGTTTACATAGATGCTCAGGATACTTTCACCCTGACCGCAGAATACACGTACCGGGGCTGTGAAGCCGAAGTTGACGATACCGTTCTCAGCCGCAGAAGAGGTCTGAACTGCACCGGGCACCAAGTTACCATCCTGATACAGAGAGACAGTAATCTGACCTTCAGCAGAAGCTGTCAGAGTCGCGTTAACGCTCACGGTGTAGTAACCAGCAGCCCTCTCGTTGCTGTCGCAGCAACCCGCATTCTTCAGCACGACCGTGTTGTTTCTCAGCCGAATGCAGCGTCCAAACTGACGAGTAGTGTTGGTCAGAGGCAGGATGTTACCCGCCTGAACTTCTTGTACACCTGTAAAAGTGTAGTAACCGAGAGATTTAGCCATTGTATTGTACCTCCTTTATAATGAAATAGGCGGGGCAGCTATTGCCACCCCGCCAGAGTTCCTCGCCAAACAGGGCGTATTAACAGGATTTACTTAGACCGCGGGAGAATACGAACAACCACAGGTGTTGGCCGTATAGGGAGAGCAGGTGATGTACGCAGGACGCGCTACCGGCTGAAGCCGGTTGACCAGATACATGTTCTGGAGCAGCTGGCTGTTCTCGAACTTACTGTCCTGCAGCTTGTCACGCAGCTCCTGGATGGTGTTAGCGGTCATCATAGCGCGGGTCGCATCACCATCAGCCTTGATTGCATTGACGATGTCACAGGTGTTGCGAGCGTTCTCGTACTTGACGGAGTCAATGTTACGATTGGTCTCGCAGCAGCAGCTCTGCTGAGCGAACCGATTGTCAGAGAAGCCCTGAGCAATCTGGCTCTGCAGACTGTTCATGCCCTGAAGCATGGTAGTGTTCATGGCGTAGAAGCCATCACACAGACCATTGGACAGGCCACGTACACCGTTCTGCAGGTCGTTGAAGTTGAAGTCCTGGCACAAGTCAGCTCTGGTCAGAGCACCCTGAGCAGCCGCGCCGTTGCCGAAGCCGAAGCCACCGCCACCCCACGCCAGCAGGAAGAACAGGAAGAAGACCCACACCCAAGTGCCACCGGCACCTCCAAACATGCTACCGTCGGTGTTGCGATTCTGGAGAGCCATGACATCAGCCACGGACATCCCACTACCAGTTTCCATACCCATTGTAGATACCTCCTTGTTAAAATTTTATCTCAACCCAGCGGGAACTGGGATTGAAACTGAGCCCACATCTGGTCAAAGTCCAGACCTCTCTGCTTACAGAGATTCATACAGGTCTGCTTGAGCTGCTCCGGGGATTTACCCTGAGCCATCTGCTGTGCCTGACGGAACATAGGATTAGAGCCAAACTGCTTGGACATAAAGGACATGGGATTCATCATAGCACCCATCATCTGGAACGGATTCACTGTTTATTCCCTCCTTTCAGCTTCTGCTCAATCTTAGAGAGCTTTTCCGTCAGCCCCTGTACCGCTGCATTAAAGTCCTCCTCCCGGACGTATCCTGACAGGTCAACGGTCTGCGGAGAGGCCTCGACGGGCTTTGCTACCGGGGTGTCTACACTGTACCGCTGGAAGATGATGTTGCCATCAAGACCGAGCTGCTTAGTGTAGATTTTGCCATGCGCCTTGTCAGGGAACACAAACAGAGACCCATCGAAGTCAATCATGGCGGCATTGGCCTCCTCCTCGTTGGATACCGGTCTACCCTTGAGGATAGGAGCCGCAGGGGTCTGAGGCTGCTGAGGCGGTTGCTGAGGGAAACTGTTACCCATCTGAGGGTACTGAGCCTCCATCATCTGAAGCCTCTGCTGAGCGCTTTGCATGGCCGGATTGTTGTACGGATAGGGAGTCATAGGTGCCATAGGATACATAGAAATTACCTCCTGTCTGGTATATTCTACCTCTATTATACCTCGTCTGAATTGGCAGGAGTATACTAAAAGTATTCGTCAAGAATACTAAAAGTATAATTTTGGGCATAAAAAGAACACCACCCTGTATAGAGTGGTGTTCCTTATTTAGAAAAGTTTGGACAGCTTGGAGAGAGCTTTGACGTGTCTTTTCTTGATTGTGATTTCCGCATATCCAAGTGTATCACCGATGTAGCGGAAGTCCTTGCCTTTGAGGTAGTGGAGCCTCAATATCTCCTTGTCCTCATCCGATAGGGTGGATTCGTTCAACAGGTCATCGAAGCGTCTCACACTTGGGATAGCCTCAAGGCGTTTCCTTGTATCAAGGTGAGTGCTCAATCAAAACACCCCTTACTTGTACCGGCCACAGGTGGGGCAGCGACTCTGTCCCTTACCTGTACTCTTGCCTCCGATACCTGTTTTACCCGAGGGACTCGACTTCGTCACTGAGGCTCCCTTGCTCGGGCTGTATGTTCTGGTTCTCGTTGTTGTCACTGTTATGGTCTGCTTCGCCATAGTTTACCTCCTCAGAATTGCCTTGGACGTATTTGGCACTCTCACCAGATTGGAAAACGTTGTTACCGCTACCCTCTCCGGTGTCTTGCTCAACTGTCGTTGTAACCGTTTCAGTTGTGGTCATGTTCTTCTCGTACTGCACAAATATGATGCAGATAACGAGGTTGACCAGTATACTGACGATGAGAATCAACCGCAGCCAGAAGTCCTCGCGCCGCTTTGATTCCAGCATGGTCATCACGATGTGGTTGAGAGCTATGCTTTGGTCAAGGGCGTCTTCTTCAGTCTTCATGGTTTCCAAGTCCTGGATAGGAATGTCCATGCATTTCAACTCCTGTCTGTTTGATATAGTTCAGAATCTCAATGAGTACATCGTGCGTATTGTTGAGGTCACTGAGATTGTGGAACAGCGTTTTAATCTGCTCTTCATGAGAGTTGACCAAAAGGGCGAGGCTCTGCTGGCTGTTCTTTATCTCTTTGACATCGGTTTTCAACTCTGCAATACCGGCTACTGCTTGATTGAGCTTTTGTACGACCTCGCCGTCGGCTTTGGCACGGCTGTTCATACCCACAACAAAGGTTGCAATACCAATCACACAGGCAATGATACTACAGATGAACAAAGTTGTCTCCATAGGTATTGTCCTCCTTTCTTCAGTTTTACCCTATTATACTCCTCTGAAACGGAAAAGTAAAGGGGAATTTTCGCTTTGGAAAGGATTACAGTGGGGACATTTCGTTAGGCTTTTCAGTGGAGTACACTTCTCCTATAAGAGAAGACAGCTCCGTGTACTGGTCGTCCGTGATGCGCCCCACGGCGTAAAACACGTCGCACTTCTGCTGTGCCTCTTCACGGGTCTTGTAAAACCGCTTGTTGATGAGCTTCGTCATAATGTTATACATAGTCGTTCTCCTTTCTTAACCGATAGTGTCCATATCCGCCTGATAGATGGTTTCCACAGCCTCGCCCAGCTGCTGCGTCAGGCTGTCTATCTCGTTGTTGGCTTCCTCCAGTGCCGTCAGCACCTCTTTGCCGTCACGGTAGAACTTGCCCTCCGTGTACGTGTCCCCCATACCCACCGGCCTGTCACCGGTGTACACGGCGGAGGGGAAGAACTGCTCGTTCCGCTTGTCCATTTCGATGATGTTGGTCACTGTGCCGTTTTCAACCAATGCGTATCTCACTTAATCACGCTCCTTAATCCGAAATCTTGGTGGCGTTTGCGGTGAACCATGCGTAGAACTCCGGGGAAACTACCTGATAGCGGTTCCAGAATTTTATGGTTTTTGCTGTTGCTTGTAGCCATGTGTTGTCGGTAAACCTATACACTTGTACATAATTTGCCGACAAGTCGCCGGGGTTATGCCCAAAGCACAGATCTTTACTGGAAGAAAGTGTTTGCACCCCCATCACGCCATAAAAACTGGAGCCAGCATAGGCAAATGTCCCGTCATAATCGAAGTTCTCTGTAAACAAAGCGCTTGGCATGGTAAGTGTGTCATTAAACTTCCACGTTCCACTCAGCACGTTCTCAGTGGGGTCGTCTTGGTGCAGGCGGATACACACGATACCGCTGCCGCCCGCAGTCCCTTGACCGCCGGGACTGGAACTATCATAATATCCTTTTCCGCCACCTCCTCCGCCGCCGGTATTGGCCGTAGCGTCAGTTGTAGAATTACCTTTTGCGCCGCCCCCTTCACCGCCACCGCACCCTTGTTGGGCATGGTGCCGGTCACCTTCTGTCCGTTCTTATAGGCGGTCTTCCCGGTCAGGATCTCCGCCGCTGTGGCGGTGGCATCCTTTGTGTCCGCGTCGAAGGTACAAGTGCCGGTCACCGGTGCGCCGGTCTTGTCGTGGGCCGTAGTGCCGGCCAGCAGCTTATCCGCCGTTACGTTGTCCCCGGTCAGGTCCATAAGTGTCTCGCCGTAAAATACGATCTTGGAATTGTACTTTGTCTCAGGCATGTGTTTACCCTCCTATGGTCATAGTCCTGCCGCCCGCCGCGTTATCTACCACGTACCGCGGTATGGCGTGCAGCATTACGTCGTTTGCCATCAGTCTGTCCTTTGTCTGTAGTGTCTCGTCCGTAAGCGCCGGCCACAGCTCATAGCCGCCGTCGTACAGCTCCGGCGTCACCCCGGTCATCACGCCGAAGTCCGCCGTAAAAAAACTGTCGTCCGTTTCAAACACCGTGCCGAACAAACAGTTGTCCGAGCGAAACTGAACGTTACACTCCATCCAGTTCACCCTCTCTCAGCACGTCGTCTACGCTGGCGGTGATCACGCCGGAGTTCAGCCGCGTGCTCCCCATGCCCACGCGCAGCTGAATGTGTACCGGCGTCCTTGCCGCAAACCGCGCCGTCTCCTGCTCCGTAAGGCGCACCGAGATGGTCTGCTCACCCATCACTGCGTCCTCCAGCCGCTTTTCCACCACCAAAGCCCCCCGCTGCTCATAGGCAATGCTAAGCAGCGTGATCTTGCTGGTGTCCAGCGGCACTGTGAACGTATGGGTGGGCGTGGTGTATCTCCCAAATCTGTTATCCATTTACACCGCCCACTTCACGTCGTACATGGTGGTCTGCAGCGTCAGCGCCGCCGTAGGTTTCTCTCCCACCGCATGGGCGGTGAACGTCCCGTTTTCATTGGCGATGTACAGGGCGCTGGTGCCGTCCTCCAGCATCTGCTTGATGGCCGTCTTGTCCGCCTCCAGATCCACTTGCTTTCCCGCTGCGCCGCCGGCAATGGTCACCGACTGCTTCCAGTCGTCGCCGTCCGCCACCCAGCCCGCCACCGTCAGCGTCACAGAGCCCTTGATGATGCTGCCCTGTTTGGCGTTCAATGCCGTCTGTGTGGCCGTGGAAATGGGCTTTGCAAGGTCGCTGGTGTTGTCCACGTTGCCCAGGCCGACCATTCCCTTGTCATAATCTCCCGCCTGTGGTACAACGCTTCCTGCGCGTCCGTTGAAGCTCACCACGCCGCCTGCGGCCTGCTGTGCCTGTCCGGCCCAGTACGCCGCGCTTTTTTCGCTGGCCGCTGCCGCCGCTGCGCTTTTAGCCGCCGCCGTCACGGCATTACCTATGCTTCCGGCCGCCGCCGTGGCGGTCTCCGCGCTCTCCGCCGCGCTCTGCGCCGATGCCGCCGCCGCATTGGCCGATGCCGCCGCGCCGTTTATCGTGCCAAGAACCGCGTCGATCTGGCTCTGCAACTGCTCGGCCTGCGTGGGCGGCACGTCTTGCTCCGTCTCCGCACTGGTGTCCCACTTGCTCTCGCCAACGGTGAACGCGCCGTGCACCGCCGTAGTGGCCCGTGTCTCTTTTTCCCCGGCCACCGCAGCGCCCTTGACGCACAGCGTCATTTCACCGGCGTATTTCTTTGCGCCGTTGGGTACCGGGACCATATACACCGTGGTGCTGTTCTTCTCCAGCAGGTCCGCCGTCAGCAGCGTTTCGATGGTCTTTTCACCCAACGCGTCCCGGAACTGCACCGTCTTGGTCAGCCCCTCCCACAGCGGGGAGAACTCCATCCGCAGCACAACGTCGTTGTGGCTGCCAGCCGCGCCGATCATGCACTTGTCGCCGGTGATATATTCGTTCTGGATTTTCAGGGGTATCGTCCTCGTCATGTTCCCTGTCCTTTCCGCTGAAAAACGGCGCGGCAAGCAGGAAGGATAACGTCCTTCTCCGCTTGCTGCGCCGTGTCACAGCCGTTT